CATGTTGGAACCGGAACGCCCGTGAAATCCTTCCCCTTCTTTTTTTTACCGCTTGACATTCCGTCAAGATGGTGTATGATACAGTCAATGATTACAAAGCCTCCTAAAGGACGCTGAACCAGAGGCACAAGAGTACAATCCCCTTGGACTCGCCGCTCGGTGGAATATCTGGCTCATGGAGGTTAGAAAAGCGACTTGATTTATGAAACTGCACTTGACATTTGAAGAAAAAGACTTTGAGAACATGCGGGCGTTTGACAAGGCGGTTAAACGGCAACTCGGTCCCAACGTTTATGTTGGCACAGATTCCCTCTGTTTTTACTTCGACTTCCCGAACGAACTTTCAAAAATGTTGAGACCATTCGCTCCAAAGGCGTCAGGTCAGTTTGAGTTTGACTTGGAGTCATCGCTTCCCGATGCCAAGTAATGAATTCCCCACGGGTGAAGGTTGTCTATACACTGTGGGGCTGACAACAAAGCATGTGAATCATGTTGATATGGTGGATAAAGTTTGACACGCTCTCAAGGCTCCACTCCATAGAGAGATAACAGATGGGTAATATATTACCTCCGGTAAGGAGAAAATACTCCCGCACACGCTCTCCCCATCCAGAGTAGTGCGGTATTTTGGTCTTGTAGCTCAGTTGGTAGAGCAGTTGACTCTTAATCAATTGGTCGTGGGTTCGAATCCCACCGGGACCACCACTTTCAAATTTGGCACAGTATTTATAGGTTGACATCCACCTGATGTGTGGTATAATCCACCCGTGGGCTGAGAAGTCGGAAAAAGTCTCACGACAATATGTGCCATCGAAGCATTTTACGATAGTGAGACAGCGTTCAGGGACACATGGATTTGACGCTCCTACGAGGCTTAAGACTTAGGTAGGTTGACGCCTTCATGAAGGCTTGCGTGAAAACGCACTCAGCCCATAACAATTTGACAGTATGGATAAGTCAATAAACCGAAGGGGCGTGTCTTGCTTGTTCGGTTGTATGTAACCACTGTGGAACGAAAATGACACCATCCACAAATGGGAGCAATAGACGAGGGAGTACGAAATACAAGTAGGAAACCGCTTACTGTCTATGCGGGTGTGGCGTAATGGTAGCCGCAGCAGACTCAAAATCTGCCGGAGAAATCCGTGGGGGTTCGAGTCCCTCCACCCGCACCAAATTTGTGGCACCGTGGATAAGCGAAGCTGGCACAAGCAACAAGCTTAGAACTTGTCATCCTTTATCGGTTCGAATCCGTTCGGTGCTACCACTTTATGAGCAAAGACGCAAAGCGATTGCAACACGAGCAAGATTACATCAAGTTTCTTGAGACTCGTTTGCGAAGTGCAAACTTCCGCAAAAATTCTTCTCCCGAAGAGGTTGAGAAGACCGAGCAGAAGTTGAAGAAGGCGAAACTCGTGCTGCGAGTTTTGCAGAAATAATTTGACAAGTAAGGCGCAGAGAATTGCCGTATCTCTTGGCTAGGTGTGGGCAATCCCAAACAGCGACTAATAATTGCTGTGGCAGGAAACCAAGGGTGACGCTGAACTTGTCTATGCTGGTGTGGTGTAATTGGCAAACACGCTACACTCAGAATGTAGAGCCGAAAGGCATTGTGGGTTCAAGTCCCTCCACCAGCACCAATTTAGTATGAGCGAAACTTACACATTGTATAATGATACCGTAATGGACCATTTCTTGCATCCACGTAACATGGGTGACATCAAGGATGCCGATGGTATTGGAGAAGTGGGTGCAGCTGCTTGTGGTGACATCATGAAAGTAACCATCAAGGTAAAAGATGGGAGAATTCAAGATGCTCGGTTCAAAACTTTTGGATGTGGGTCGGCGATTGCCGCCAGTTCAATGGCAACGGAATTGATTAAGGGGCGCACCATTGAGGAAATGGAAACATTTTCCAATCAAGAAGTTGTTGATGCTTTGGGCGGTCTGCCGCCAGTAAAAATCCATTGCTCGGTTCTTGCCGAGGAAGCACTGAAAGCTGCTTTGGAAGATTACAAGAAGAGACAATTGTCAAAATGAACGATCCTAAAAAAATTGAATTGTTAGAAGATTATCAGTTCAATGAACTCGATAATTATGCACGTATTCCAAGAGGAACCGTGTTTGAAGTCTTGGAATGGCAAGGAATAAATGGAGAGTATTGCCCGATTGTCAATGGGAATCCATTTGTAGATAGTAGTATCTATTTTACACGTTCCGAATGGAAGCCATCAGCGACACTATAAATTTTATGTCCCATTCGTCTAGTGGTAGGACGACACCCTTTCAAGGTGATAGCAGGAGTTCGATTCTCCTATGGGATACCAAATATGAGCAGTATATTACCTGCTACTAACAGCAACAAGGAAGTGATAATCCTAGTAGGAGGCTATGCCGACCGCAATAGTGATTGTTTTGGAATTGTTGGAACTGTACCTGTTATTGGAAACAAAGTAATACGGGGATGTATGGACTTTGTACCCCGTTGACAAAAGCAAAGTCTATGCCGCAATGGTGAAATTGGACATCATAGTGCTCTTCTAAAGCGAAGTTCCGAGTTCGAGTCTCGGTTGCGGCACCAATTTCTTAGCTTGACAAATCATGGAGATGTGATAAGATGCACACCTATGATTGAAACTATACTCGCAACATTCGCATTCGGAACCTTTTGGTTCTGGGCTCTCACACTCATCGCCAGCGTCATCTTCATCGCTTCTATTGAAAATGACCATTACGCCACTCCAAGCATAACAGCAATTGTGCTAGGAATTGTGTTTTGGAAACCGCTGATAGCAGTGGGATGGCAAACACTCGCCCTCATTGTCGGTGGATACGCCCTAGTCGGCGTCGTTTGGTCAGTTTTCAAATGGTATCGTCTTGTACAAAAGTCTGCGGCACGATATGCTGAAAAATATGGCAATACACTGACGCCTTCACAACGCTCCGAATTGAAGAGCGAGATTTCCGTCTCTGGTCACAAGGCACGTCTTACGGGATGGATTGCTTGGTGGCCTTGGTCATTGGCGTGGGGACTCACGGGTGACTTTTTCAACTTCCTCTATGATACGATGGTCAATGCGTATCAGAAAATCGCTGACCGTGCGCTTGGCAAGTTCTCCGTGGTGGAGACTAAGAAGGAAGTCGTTACCGACGCTGAAATCAGCCGTGGGTATCGTGCGGGACGTTAATCAACAGTGGCTCTATGGTGAAATTGGACATCATAGGTCTTTCCTAAAGATTAGTTCTCGGTTCGAGTCCGAGTAGGGCCACCAACAATTTGTCAGTAGAAGGTGGGCTTAGAGGCAGCCAAACTGAAAAGTTCATCAGACTTTTCAACTGAAAAGTCTGGTGCCTATAATAAGTGGGAACATGTCTCCATGTGACATCATATCGCCGTGAAAGTTTGATAGCGGCGTGAAAGGTTGACGTATTCAACTGAGTTGCTCGGAGGCAAACATTACATCGTGACTGTAAGAACCAGTGAATTGACATTGGCAAGTTGTCTGGAACCATGATTGGTCAGCAGAATTCAGCTGATTACTGCAATGGCAGAACCCGTCCCTTTGGCGTAATAGCATACTATTGACAATTCATTGGTCTTTGGTGTAATGGTAGCACAGAAGCCTTTGAAGCTTTTTGTGAAGGTTCGAATCCTTCAAGACCAACCAATTTAGTAGTTGACATTTTTGAGATTTTCTGTCATATTTATTGACAGATGGAAGGTTAACCGGGTGAGACTCGGAACGCACTTGAAATGCGTATGCACCCCTAAGACGGGTGTGGGGAGCGTGACCTCAGCCTTCCGCCATTTATGCGGAGTTGTTGAAATAGTATCAAATCTCGCTTACACCGAGAGATCAGAGGGGCAGAACCTCTACTCCGTACCAATTTTGTGAAAGACGTTATATCTGCACCGCAATGGTTGAAAGACCAAATGGAAGCACTGAAAAAGTTGCCTCCTCCAACCCTTGAGCAAGTAGAGCGTCAATTTGCCGCCACTGTAAAATGGCGGAAGGAAAACATAACAAAGTGTGAGTGGCATCCCAAATACAAAGGTGATGTTCCTCCCGATGACATGGAGTGTCATGGATGTTTGGATGTTTTTTGTGCCCAAAGTCCTGAGAAATTTCAGGAGTGGGAAGAATCTAGGGTAATCATTGACAACCGACCATGAGCTGAGTGGTTAAATCCACAGGCAGGAAAATGTGGCGAAATTCCAATGTGACTTTTTACAAAGGTTTTCCAAGGAAAATACTTGACCTACGGAAGGTAAAGCAGGCGAGGCTTGTCACGGTTTGCTAAACCGATGGCCCCTGAAAGGGGGTGAGAGGCGGGATCTCTGCCTTCCGCCAATTTATGGCAAAGAAAAAAGTTACGACGGAATACCGTGGGTATCTCACCTACATGGAATACTTCGCCACGGGCGAAGGTTTCACTTACGAAATCAACTTCTGCTATGCCGATACCAAACCAGAAGCAATTGAAAAACATCTCGACCGTTTCTATGGAACTGGTCCCGACAAACAATCTGCCCGCAACTATTTCGGTGCTGGCGTTGTTGCCTATGAATCTGATAGCAAGAAGGCAGAGGAGATGATTAACCATTTGTTTAAGGATGGTGGAGCAATTCTTCATCACTTGAATGCGGCGGGGATTGAGTTCCACTTCAAATTTCACTACAACCACTCCTGATATGTCCAAAGCAAGAATATGGAATGGTTGCCGAGTGGAAATCGTCGAGGGAGAAATCAAACCTTTCAACAAAGAAGTTAGATTGTTCCGAAGCAAACGTAGATGGTGGTTGTATTACGCACCTGACCACTGCACGGGTGAATTTCCTTCCATGCGTGCCGCCAAGTCTTGGTGGAACAACGGTGGAAGATAATGGGCGATTATTATAACGGTAGAATAGTTCTCTCACACGGAACAGGCATTGGTTCAACTCCAATATCGCCTACCAATTTGTTTCTTGACAACCAAGAGACGATAGTATAAAGTATGTCATGTTAATCACACTCTATCTGATTTTGGGATTCGTGTGGGGACTTTTGTTGTGGATAGACATTGGTCCGCTTGGCAATTGGCGGGAGAGAACCACGTTCTGGTCATTCAACGTTTTGTTGTGGCCTTTGATACTTATCTTCGTGGTTATGTTCAACATAATTTTTTGTAGAAACAAGTAACAGGAGGATGCTATGTCAATGCCAAACGCCGGTCAGTCAAGCGAGTAGAATTTGTTCAGAACTGGGAATTGTATATCAATTTCCCAAAGATATTTGAGTGTGGAAGTCACGACTTGCCACCTTACGATGTAAATGGAGAAGATGGTGAGTTTAGTTTTCTCTGTTTAGAAAATGGATACAAAGTGCCGACCAAGGAATACGAGATAGTCAAACGTGTTCAAGAAGGAAAAATGTCGGTGAACCTACAGATGAAACTGTGGTCGGAGGATGTAGGATTTCTTCTGATGCCGAAGGAATTGTTTACTTATTGTCAGGGTTATCCTGATTGGGTATTCAAAGGCACAATGGAGCAGGCGAAGAAACGAATTTTGAAAGATGTAGGATTCATCCCATCTTTCATGCAAGTTTGCTGTTAGGCAGCCCGGGCAAGTGCCGATCGAAGTTAAGTACATTCTCGTTGCGATACGAGTGGCAGCAGAACGGTCAGTTAGTTTATCGGCAGAATAATACCTCGACACGGTATAGAGAGTGGTTCGATTCCACTACTGACCACCATTTGAAATAAGTTATGAGCAAATCAAAATCCGCAGGACGAAAACTTGATGAAAAAAGAGTATGGATCGCCCAAAAAGTTGCTCAAAAAAGAAACGAGCTCGCCAAAGAAATGGTCAAAGAGCGCATCAAAACCGATGCTAAATTCGCTTCAGAGGTTCTTAAATCTCTTGGTGAGTTGCTCCCCGAAGATTTCAAAAAAATCGCCCAAGAAACGATTGCCCGTGAAACATCCCCGAAACCCGAAGCGGCACCATCCGAAGAAGAAGTGAAAAATGCTTTGGCACAAGGCGTCAGACTTTGATATTTATCAACAACGGAATGTAGCGCAGCTTGGCTAGCGCACCTGCCTTGGGCGCAGGGGGTCGTGGGTTCAAATCCCACCATTCCGACCCATTTACCATGAACATTATCCTCACCAACCAACTCATTTTGCACTCTACGTGACTTACGCATAAAGCGTAAGTTCACATAGAGAAAATGAGAACTGAAAACAAGTATATTCGCAATCGTGCATTCCGTCAGAAATGCTGGAATCGCATCCGTCGTTTGGATAACCCTTACGAAAACACCGATGGTTCTTGGTACTGGACTACCGAAGAACGAATCGCCCACAACTTTGAAACTATCACCAAGCGTGCTCGTTTCATTGATAGTGGTTCCCACAAACACTGGCACCATGCCTCTGCCACTTTTCGCCGCCATCTCAATGCCGAGCGCAAGGCACAGGAACGTGTCGCAATGCAGAAAATTCGCAACGGCGATTACGATATTGAAGTTCCTATTTTCAAACGTGACGCCGATTGGTTGTATTTTTAACCTTGACTTCCGCCTTGAGCGTGATACACTGTGGCACAATGACGAACGAAGAAAAGTTTACCGCTATTGTTGAACGTCTCAAGGCGAAAGGATGGTTGGAAAACCCGCAGATGATTTCTGTGATGGTTATCATCAACTACCTCGACAAACTTGAGGAATTGGGTATGGTGTCCTCTGCATTCAACATGAGTCAGAAAGGCAAGAACATTGCCGCAGTCTGTGAGGAATTTGATTGGAAACCCTCGGACGAAGACATCATTCGTTTTTGTGACGAAATGGTGGAGGATGTTGATAAAGTGGGGTTTACATTCATCGTCAAACAATATCGGGATGACCGTGAGAAGATCTTAGACGATATTGACCGCTTTAAGCGGGGAGATTAGTGTCATTTGCCCATACTTGGTATATTTATACCATATGAGCAAAGAAATCAAAAGTCTTACGCCCGCCAAACCAAAGGCACCAGCGTTATGGTCAATGTTCCTAGATGCCACGGAGCCTCCGTCATTTTCATATTCACGCATCGTAGGATTTATCGTCATTGCCACGTTTATGGCGTTGGCAACATACCTCACCATTTCAACCGGGACATTGGTTATCCCACCAAAGGAATGGGTCTATATTCTCGTGGCATTCAGTTTGATGAAACCAGTTCAACGCTTTGCCGAGTCCAAGGACAACGAAACGCAGTTGAACTACGAGTTTCAGATGGCACAACTAGCGGCTGGGCAGATGCCTACCAAGGAAATTGTTCCTCCAACAAAAGTTGTTGACAATTCGCCGCCGACAGTGTAAGGTATTGTCAGTTCTTTGAGATTTTGTCGTAAGCGATCTTACGCTGCGTGCTATTACAGATTGAAAGAGCATGTAGAGGAAGTTCGAGCCTCCAAAGCAGATGATTGGGAGTGGACATCAAAATCCACGTTAATACCACAAATTAGGAGTAACCCAAACAGAGCAAAGATTAGTGCTTATCGTTGTAACGCTCGGGTTGGGGCACCCACGGTTAATCGTGGGCACGGAGTTGATGGACCATTTAGTGCCTAAAGGTGATATATGGCCGTTCGGTTCTTGGTTTCACCACGCCATCAACAATGTGAGATAAATGTAAGAATAGAACAGAACCTCGGCTACGGCTGCGACAAATACATAATGAGGTAGGTGCCCGATAGGAGGATTCCGTAAGGGCAGTCTTGGTGCAGACCCCCCTGTTAACTCAGAAACGCACTACCTACCTCACCCTTTCGTTCACAGATTGAACCATTGAATGGTTCTCTGTGAAAACGTCGTTCGCACATTGTAGCGTCGAACGCTACGTTACGTAAATGAAATAAACGCCGGACGCTTCGTTATAGCGCACCAGCTGGCGTGCTCTTTGCCCAATAATTGGGGATTCGTTCCTCTAATGGGAAATCGCAGAAAAGCTATCTGTGGTAGCGGTGTGGCTCCCGAGTCGCTATACAAATTTCGGTTTCCACGGGGCCGTCGTTCAACGGTAGGATAGGTCACTCGCACTGACTAGATAGGGGTTCGATTCCCCTCGGCTCCACCACTCTAAAAATGTTATGATATACTGGTTCATCGGACAAGCAGGTTGTGGTAAGACCACATTGGCAAAGAAACTCAAGTCGCAGTTTGATGCAACCGGAATGCCATCCATTCATCTTGATGGCGATGATTTGCGCCGTATTTTCGGAGGCACGTATCACCAAGAACATTTCACCAAAGAATATCGGGACAGTAATACCCGCAAGTTGCAGACATTTGTGGAACATGTTGATAATCAGGGCGTCTCCGTTATTGTTTCCACCGTAAACTCTGACCGTGCCGTGAGGGAAGAATTTAAGAACCGCAACAAAAACGTCCGTGAAATTCTCGTGGTAAATTCCGGTGCTCATGTCCGTGAAGAATTTAAGCGGAATGATTTTGAAGAACCCACCGAGAACTTCATCTGCGTTGACACCAAGGGGTTGACTGCCGACGAGTCTCTTCGCATCGTATGGGATAAACTATGAAAAAGTTGAGTAGAAAACTGACGAGTGATTGGTCTCTCAAAAAGCCTCTTTATGTTGAAAAGACAGACAAGAGATATGCTCGCCACGTTAAGCAGCTGAAGGAGAATGGGTTCTCCGATGCAGAAACGTGGTCACTGGATTCGGTTATCTGCCAGTTCATCTTGCCTCGCCTCATTCGCTTCCGTGAACTCCACAACGGATTTCCCGGTGGTTGGGAAGACATTGATGAACATAAGTGGGAAGCAATGTTGGACAAAATGATTTTCGCCTTTGACTGGTCACTAAACCATGAGGAGGATAAGTATGATGGACTCTCAGAGGAAGTACAGACCGAAAACTGGAAACGATACCAAGAAGGTATGGACTTGTTTTCCAAGTGGTTCCGTCATCTGTGGTGGTAAGATTTCCCCTTGACATTTCAAGTCCTCTCTGTTAGACTCCTCTCAAGATGATAAATACATTAGGATTGTATGCCGGTTCATTTGACCCCTTTCATGTAGGTCATTTGGACATCGTGAATCAAGCATTACAGGTGTTTGACCATGTGTTGGTCGCCAAGGGAGTAAATCCAGAGAAGGCAAATCAAATCGCCTCTCGGTATCCTTTGCCGGTGAAGTTTTTGGAGGATTCCCTCGGAGTCAAAACAACTTCATACGACACCTTGCTGATTGATATGATTAAGCAGCAAGAAGAACAATACAATGTGACGCTGGTTCGTGGATTGCGTAACGGTGCGGACTTGGATTACGAGCAAAACATCGTGGCGTTTCTGCGGGGAATGTATCCCCGCATCAAAATTTTGGCATTCTATTGCGACCCAAAGTTTCGGCACATCAGTTCAAGTGCGCTTCGGGGTATTGAGAAGTTTTCTCAAGACGAATACAAGAAATACGTCGTTTCTTCTTGACGTTTTTGAGAACAACTGCTATATTTATGGATGTAGTAGATAGTATGTTCTTTTTACAATTTCGGATTGCGGGGAAGTGTGATGGCTGCACATGACTCTCATAAGGTCAGGGACCAGTTCAATTCTGGCGACCGCAACCACTTTTTTTAGATGCACACTGCAACACAAATATTTGCCTAATAAGCAAACCTAAATTCCCGCAAGGGGAGTCACGCTGACTATAAAGGCGGCATCTAGTTGTTTTCGGGGCTGTCGTTCAACGGTAGGACGATGCACTTGCACTGCGTAGATAGGGGTTCGATTCCCCTCAGCTCCACCAAATTAACACCGGGAGGCGGGTGTATAAAGAAGCCGGAACTCCAACACCTTAGAGTGTTGTGAATCAAATCGGCGGGCACGTTCCGCTGACATGGGGCCATCGTTCAACGGTAGGACATATCGCTGGCAGTGATGGGATAGGGGTTCGATTCCCCTTGGCTCCACCAATTTGTATTGGGGATTGATGTAGTGGTAGCATAGGACTCTCTGAAAGTCAACGTGTTAGTTCGATTCTAACATCCCCAGCCAATTTTAGTTCTTTGACGAATCAATTTAAGCGATGTCGTGTTTCACACTAGCATCGGAATTATGGACAATAAGTAAGGTGTTAAGTTCACCCGAAGACCATAATAGGTTATCTCCAGCCTAAAGAGGAGTATGAGTTGGACGTGAATCCAACGATTCGTCATTTGGAAGATTAACCGAGTGAGACTTGGCACCGATTGGAAATCGGTTGGCTCCTTTACGGGAGTGAGAGGCGGGATCTCAGTCTTCCGCCAATTTATGTTTGAAGCACTTGAGTTATGTCCGGGGGTAAAATGGGAACCGTTGTTCAAAACGGAAAAGGAATATCAAGAGTTTCGTGAGCGGTATATTGCCGCTGTCACTCCACAACTTGAAGCATATGAACTTGCTCGTCGTAGGAGTGAACAAGAATCGTTTTTCCGCAGAATTGGATAGTTAACCAGTCAGGGTACTGGAACTGCCTCGAAAACAGATTGTCCCTTAACCGGGATGGGTTTCGAATACTCAGCTATCCGCCACTTTAATGAAAAAAGTATTCGTAATAGGTTCATGCCTTACCATGATAGCAGCAGTCGTTTTGGCTGCGGATTTGAAACTTGGATGGAACCACGTTGGGACGACCAACGAAGTAGTTGGGTATAAAATTTACTACGGTCCTTCAAGTAGAAACTATACCAATCAAACCACCCTTGGATATGTGACTAACGCAACCATTTCTGTACCGAATGAAGGAACCATATACCTTACCGCCACCGCAATTGGCATATATGACACGGAGACAGAATTTGGCAATGAACTCCAAACCAACTCTCTTCCTTATACGAACCGACTGCCCAGCGCAGTAAAAGATTTTGTCATAACGAAGGTCACAAAGACTATTTATTGATATGAAGAAAATTCTCGCTCCATTTTTCCTGGTTGTGACATTGGCAATCGCCATTGCACAAACTGTGTCGTATGATGCCGTGTTTAGCTGGACTCCGAACCCACCACAAGAACTGGTTAGTGGATATCGTATTGAGTATAAGAAACTTCCAGCCGTTACCAATTGGACGTTCATCGCCTTCGTTCCTTCCACAACCAATTCTACGGTTGTTAAGTCCCTTCAGCCGGGATACGTCTATCAGTTCCGTGCGTTCGCAGTTAATGCCCTTGGAACGGGTACAGACCTATCATCCGTCATTCAGATTCCAACAAATTCTCCAAGCGTAGTCAGTAATTTCAATCAGACTCCAAAGTAATCACTTCGGAGTGATCCCAATACTTCGTATCATTCCTTTGAAATAAAAGGATATGTGCAGACGTACCTTCCCCCTATGTTTCCCCTCAAACATTCTCTCCCTAAACATCCTCACCAAACATCTAAAATGCAACAGGCAGTGCAGTGGTTCAAATTGTCTTTGCATACATTATAAATATTCTCCAAAAGAATCAAAGTGGGCTTGACAACTCCCTCGTACTGTGTTAATGTTTGTCCATTGAATAGAACAATGGTCACGACAAAGTAAAAATTATGCAACACGAAATTGGTATTTGGTTTCTTCTCCTCTCACTTTTTGTTCCCCGCATCGTCCTCTTTTTTTGGTGGGTCACTGGCAACCTTCCAGTCAATACAACTCCCTTCATCGCCGACCTCTTCGCATCCATCTTCGTTCCTCGCATTCTCATCATGGTGTGGATTTACCAATCAATGGGTCCATGTGCTTGGTTCTGGGTGCATCTTGTTGTTGCAATTCTCGTGGCCTTGCGTTTTTCGGTGAAGGCAGCGTCTAAAAATTCATGAGCAAACCAGAGTCAATCTTTGTTAAGTGTGACTGTGGCGGATGCTCCGTCCTAGAAATCAACTTCGATGATTTTGATGGAGAGAATGGACAATTCAATATCGCCCTGTGGGTAAATCATCCCGGGGGAGAAAAGATGTCCAAGAAGGAAAGAATTCGGTGGTGTGAACACGTAATGAAAACCGGCAGACCGTGGGCAGATCATACCATCGTAACTCAAGAAGATGCCCATCGGATTGTCGAATTCATAACAAAAAAACTGACTAAACATGGTAAAAACAAACCAGCCGGAAAATAGTGTGGCCGCACCCGCAACTCAGCGAGTGGTAACGGGAGTTACTGAGAAGAAGGACCGACCTGTCACGTTCGTTGTTGTGCGTGAAGGATTCCGTGTGTCAGACCGTGAGTATTCCGATTCAAAAGACCCTGCTGCAATCGTGGAGCGGGACTTTTGGAAACGTGTCGCAACAAACCATTCCTACGGAGAACCCGTAGGCATCGTGCAATACGATTCCAAGAAGCATCGGGTTTGGTAACGTCAAGGAGACGGGGGCAGTTCGTTAGAACTGCACACATAAACGTACATGCGTTTGAGCGCACCTTCGGGTGCGCTTTTTTTGTTTTCATTGACCCGATATTTGCCCTTATGGGAATGCTTACTGATATTTATTAGTCATGGTCAGAAAGAATAAAAGGGCCAGCATGAAAGAGAACGAGTTATACATCTTGCCATCTCCAAATGACGAGATGCGGACATTTGTCAATAAATTTCGAGTTGACATGATGGAACACGTTGTCTCTTCGATCAAGTTCGCCGTGGAAAACAAACTCCCCATCGTGGAAGTATTTCAGTTCAGCAATTCTCCCTTCGTAGTAACCATTGCGGAGAAGGAATTTGTTCCTAACCTCGACCACATAAGCAAATACTACAAAGATAATCAAATCTTTGAACTTTGCCCGAGGGTGGAACAGTTACGTAACATCCTACAGAACAAACCTGATGAAAAAGAAAACCCGGATCGCTCAAGCTCAAGCTCTGATGAATCAGACGCAAAATGAAACAGTTAAACAAGATCGTAGTCCGACTATTCCACAACGTTCCAAATTCAAAGGTCTTCTAAAAATATACAAAAGAGACGACCTAACTGAGAAGCAGAACCAATTTCTAAAACTTGCTGCCGACAAAGATACGAAAATGGTGTTTGTATCTGGTCCGGCTGGAACAAGCAAAACATTTCTTGCTATCTATCACGCACTCATGATGATAAATGATAGACGAGTAAGTGACCTTATTTACATCCGCAGTGCGGTTGAAAGTTCTGATGCCAAACTAGGGTTTCTTCCCGGCGAAGCAAATGAAAAGATGGCACCATACATTCAACCACTTCTTGACAAAATGGCGGAAATGCTTCCAAAAACAGACGTTGATGTTCTTCTCAAAGAGGAGCGAGTGTCAAGTGTTCCAGTGGGATTCCTACGTGGTTTGAACTGGAATGCGAAGGTTATTATAGCGGATGAGTCCCAAAATTTGTCCTTCAAAGAACTTTTCACACTTATTACACGCACTGGAGAGTTTTCAAAAGTATTTATATTGGGTGATCCAGAGCAAAGTGACATCAATGGCAAAAGTGGGTTTATAAAAATGATTTCTCATTTTGACGACGATGAAAGTCGGCAGAATGGAATCCACGTATTTAGATTCACTGAGGACGACATTGTTCGCAGTGGTCTTGTCCGATTCATTATTAAGCATGTAAAAAAAGCTCTGTGATTGCTATGTATAGTGTATTATGGCAAATAAGAGAGTATCAGAACTGGCTCCAATCACCGTTGTCGATCTAACCGCAGCGGATTTGTTGCTATTGGCCGACGTTACAGCGCACGAATCAAAGAAGCTGACATTGGCAGACTTGAGTTCCTACATTCTGTCGGGCGGAAACCTGACAGGTTCTTTGAATGGAACTGCAAGTTGGGCAATTAACACGGTTAGTGCGTCATTTTCTCCACCAACGGTATCCTCGTCGTTTGCTATTTCCGCAAGCACTGCCCTGCGATCAATTAGCAGTTCCTATTCGGCAGCAGCAACGTCTGCTTCCTATTCTCTGAGTAGTTCATTTACTCAAACCGCATCCTATGTCCTGTCACAAACAGTCGCATCCGCTTCTTTCGCAAATTTTGCCGGTCTTGCCAATAGCGCATCATTTCTGATTTATGCAGGAGTTCCAAATGGAACGTCGTCATTTTCTCTTCTTGCTCTTACAGCAAGTTTTGCATTGAATGGTGGTGGAGGTTCCGGGTCTATTTCTTCCAGTTTTGCCGCTACTTCATCACAAGCACAGACTTCTAGTTATCTTCAGTATAACGTATTCCGTGGCAATGGAACGGCATCTCTTGCCATTCGTTCACAAACATCCGATTTCGCCGACTCTTCAACATCTGCATCTCATGCTGATGTAGCAGATATTGCCTTGGTAGGTATTACCACAAATTTCCAATCAAGTGCTTCGTGGGCATCTTCATCAATTTCTGCAAGTTATGCTCAAAATGCAACCACGGCAGTTACCGCACTGACAGCATCATTCCTCATTGGAGATGCAAGTACTACCCAATACGGAGTATTTACGGCAATAACACAATCCATCACCAGTAGTCAGGTGGACGTTGTTACGCTTAATTCAAGTGGTTTAATGACCGCCTCTTTTGACGTAAAAGGAACTTTGACGATTCCATTTACTGCATCTGTAGCATTGAGCGAAAGTGTTACTCTTCACCTTTTGAACAGAACTACAGGCGTTGACCAAGTATTGGATATGACTCCAATATATTACTTCGTCGGTAATACTTCAACATTTGTTGGAACAATTTCCGGATCATTTATCGGTTCAGTAATCGGAACGGTGACTGGTTCAGTAATCGGCAGTATCACAGGTTCTACAAGCGGAACAGTAACGGGTTCAGTTAATGGACAGACAACCGGGTCAATCAACGGAAGCATCACTGGTTCAATCACGGGGTCAATTTCCGGTTCTAATTTCGGCACGGGGTCAATTGATGGTTCTGTTACTGCATCTCTGACAGGAACGGTGACTGGTTCGGTTAACGGAACTCTCACAGGTTCGTTTAACGGTCAATCCACGGGGTCAATTAACGGCGTAACCACAGGTTCTATTTCGGGTTCTGTCACTGGTTCTATGAATGGAATTATGACGGGAACTATTACGAATCAGATTTCGGGGTCGTTCACTATGAATTTTGGTATGATGGCATCGTCGGTTCTCCTTGCTGACGATTACATGCTCTATGTCACGGCATCTTCCAATAAGATTAGTTTTTCTCCGAATAGGTTATCGAGATTTGGAGTAGATGTAAACATCGGAACGCTTTCTGTATCTGTAGGAGAACCGCTTGCGTTCTACACAGATAACCCCGATTTTATTACGTTTTTCTCTCTTGGCGGCGGGCCGTTTGTGGATACTGCAACTAACATGGCAATTACAGGTTCGGATCAAATATTGCAAGTAGATTTGTCGGGTGTAAACGGCGGGGCACACAACGTATGGACAATGACGAGCATGTTCTATATTTCAGGGTCGAATGCAACTGGACTTACAAGTGTAAGTGGTATGCCATCCTCTTTGCTAACCATGTCATTCCAGACTAGCAGCTTGTCTTCATTGAAACGTTTGGATAATACATCTATCAAAAGATTGTATGTTGCAAATTCTTCATTGTCTCGTCTCCCATTGTTGCCAGATTCCATGTCAAATGGATACATAAATTGTTCTCAAAATGCAATCACTACCCTACCGGCAACATTGCCAGTCGGACTAAAAGAACTCTATTGCGATGCTAACAGTATCGTTGGGCCGCCTGCATCATTCCCTTCGAGCGTTGTAAGCATGTCATTCTCCAGCAACACAAATTTGTCCGGATGGTTGACTACTCTTCCATCATCTTTGGTATGGTTTTGGGTTCGAGACAATCCATCATTGGTTAATCTCCCAACCATTCCTCCACTTGTAAAATATTTGGATGCATCCTATAACAACTTATCAGCGGTAGTTCAAGATAGTAGTTGTGCTGATTTGGTTACAAATGGATTACTTTCCGGCTCGTTGGATATCCGTGGAAATGCCGCATTGCTGCCCGTTACTCTTACGAGAATAGCAACATTACAATCAAGGGCGTGGACAGTTCAGTACGTGTAAGGAATAACATATGAGCGTAATTAAAATCAGTGAACTAAATCCAATTCCAAGTTCTCCAACGTCGGATGATTTTCTGCCGTTGGTGGACAGTGGATCAATGACGACCTACCGTGCTACATTGGCACAGATCGCACTGGCAATTACTCAGAGTCAATATAGTATTGGAGCGCAGTATGCATCTCAGTCGTATTATTCCACTCAATCGTTATTCGCCACTCAATCGTTATTCGCCACCAACTCGCTAACTTCTTTAACTGCCAGTATTGCGATCAATTCCTTTTTTGCATCAAGCTCTGCGTTCACTACTCAATCATTGTTTGCCACTCAATCATTGTTTGCCACTCAATCATTAACCGCAAGTTTTACAACCGGATCTAGAAGTCACATAACTTCTTTAACTGCCTCCGCAATCACGACAAGCATTATCAATGCAAGTCTTAAATACTCTTGTAATGGGTCTGAAGGACAGAGTGGAACATTTACCCAATTTGATTCAGGAAGTCAACTGTGGAAAAAATGTACATATGAAGGAGGAATTCTAATCCAATCGTCTTCCACTGATGTATCTCCAGTCTCAACAAATGTAGTAGATACTGTTGGTATTGGAACCATCATGGCATATGGTGGTCAAATAGTTCCAAACAACTGGTTAGAATGTGATGGTGCAGCATTGCTAACCGCATCATATCAAGACTTGTTTGCTAAAATAGGAAATACCGACCTTGATTCTATTCATGGGTATGTGTGTGACCAATTCGGAAACAGAAACAGTTCCGGATTCTATTTCAAAATGCCCGACCTACGTGGTGAGTTTATTCGTGGATGGGATCATGGTCGTGGAATAGATTCGGGGAGAACAACGGCAAGTGCTCAAGTCGCCGGACAAGGACTTCACTATCACGGTGTTGGAAATTTTGATAGTTCGGGAAATAATGATGGATTTTTCATCTATCGCAGTTGGAGCGATGGATTGTCTTATACTGGAAGACAAATTCCGGGAGATGGTTCGGGAGGACCGGATTTTCATACTGTTCCCGGCAGCTTGAGTGCATTTCCAATGGCCACGTCAAATCCGGTCAATGGTTCTTCAGGAGATAGTCGCCCACGAAACATTGCCTTTACTTATATCATCAAGTATTCCAATGCCGTTAATTTTGCTGCCAGTGGAAGTACACTTGCGGGTGACGTAACTGGAAACACGGCGGCGACAACCGTTGTTGGTTTGCGTGGAACATCCATTGATGTAACTGCACCAACCGATGGACAGTTTCTTAGGTATGATCTTGCAACCAATAAATGGACACCCGCAAGTATTTCAGGAGTTTCTGGAATTGGTCGTTCGTGGATTATTGCAAACCCGGGAAATGCAGTTGTTGCATCTAATGGAACGGACCTCTATGTCATAAATTCCAATCGACACACGAGTAGGCGTGACGTATCCAAACTTGATATGCTTACGAACGTGGTGACTTTTGTTTGTACTGCATCAAACAACAGTTGGAATTTCAATGGTAGATTGTTCAACACCGCAAATGTTCCGGCAGTTACGGGTTCAGTGGAACGTGCGTATCTTTGGACTGATGATGGTCTGTATGATTTCCCAATTTCAACTCTAAACATGAGATTGATTCCCGGTACCGCCGGACATTACAACGATCTTCCTATTTCTGTAAGTTTTGCAGCATCAAGTGGTTCGAAACCTACAGTTTGGACATTGTATGCTGGATATGGTGCTACGACTGACGGACTTTACCCAACTGTAAGATGGCGCAGACACCACTGGACTACTGGTGGAGGATGGACTTATACGTGGGCACCAAACACAATTGATTTGAGAGCCATTCAAAATGCTCCTAGTATGTCGTTGTTTTACAATGATTATCCGGCTTATTCTGGAAATGGTTCTTCTATGATGTTGTGGGATTACAACTACATCCTGAAACGTTATTATATCATAGATACTTCTACGGGATATCTTCACATTCTCCAACAAAACACCGGAACGTTTATGACGCATTGGAACAACCTTTACATAACATATGTCAAAACTCTAGCACTTCCTTCACAGGACAGCGCAAAATGGGAATCTGAAAACAGCGAGAGAATGACCGTTGATTATGACCCGGTGACGGGTGCAGAACGTGGAATCATTTATTCCAGAAGAAACAGTACAGAACTTCTGGGGGTCATTAACTACGTCAACTGGCCCGAATAATTGAATACGTGAATACGCATCAGACCCCGATTTCCGGGGTCTTTTGCTTTGCGTAGGAATATTTATAAAGAATGAAAGACCGTATTCTCGACCGTATCATCCGATTCGATAAACTCCTTGGCATCACAGCCATCGTTATTGCTCTCGTGGCAGCATTTTTCTCCGTTTATGGTATTGCGACACTCTTTGCGGGTGCGTTCGTTCTAACCGCAATTATGGCATCTTCCTTGGAAATTGGAAAGCTGGTTGCCGTGACGTTTTTATACCGCTATTGGCATAAGACTCAAGGGTTCTTAAAAACCTATCTCAGTATAGCTACGCTTGTCCTCATGTTGGTAACTTCACTTGGTATTTTTGGATACTTGAGTGCTGCTTACCAGAAATCCGCCATAGAATTCAAAGCGAGTCAGGAGAAGATTGTTTTGATTGAAGGTAAGAAGACCTATCTGAACGACAAAATCGCTCAATCTAAAATCCGTGTTCAAACTCTCAACGACATGAGAAAAATTCAAGAAGGTCGTTTGAGTGAGACATTGACCAATGCATACCTTACGAGAAATCCTATCCAACTGAAACAGATTCAGGAACAGACCGTTGACATGGTGAAGTCCGCAGATGAGTCCATTAAGGTGGAGCAGGAGAAGATTCAGAACACTGCCGATGAAATCCAAAAGGTTGACCAACAAGTGAACGAGATGAAATTTGCTTCTGCGGGGACAAAGGACATACGAACTTTTCAATTTGTGGCAGACCAGTTCGGGACCACTCTTGACAATGTTGCCAAGTGGTTCATCTTCACTATCATCTTTGTCTTTGATCCAATGGCAATTGCACTCATCCTTGCCTACAACGTAGTCTCCTATAAAAAAGACGAGGAAGTTTTGACTTCTATACGCCCGACTCTAACTGATGAATTGCCCGCACCACCTGTGGCGGATAATCCACTCCCTCAATCCACCGGCGCACCAGAGGCAAAACCATCACCAAGACCTACGTGGCTTCACTAAATAAGAATAGATAAAATAAGTTGACTAATCGAGTGGAGTGGTGTAATATTCAATTATGAAGTGAAAAAAGTTTCGCTTTAGCTGAATGAAATATATGTATGGGTCAGTTAACCTTAAAATAAGGCTACGATTCTATGGATCAATCCGACATCAAATACATTATTGAACTTATCAGCGATGGAATAACAACCAAAGATTGGGACGTTGTTGAAGAGGCACGAGAGACACTGAAAGAATTTATAGACACTGGCGAGCCTCCAGACGACGAATAAACACATGATTACATTTTTTTTGATTGTAGGACTAATTATCTCTTTAGGACTTAACATAGCAACTTTTATACTTATTCAGAGGCTCCTAGAGAAGGTCAGAACCTACGAAACGTGGGTAGTAGAATTCAAGCAAAACGTGACAGACACACTTGGAGAGATGAGAAAGATTGATGAGAACTCTACGTTCAAATCGTCATTTGAATCTACTGGCAAGGGAGTATTTGAGTCGGATGATGAAGTTGGACAGGTCTTCAAAGAGCTATTGGCCCTCGTCGAGAAATTAGACGATAGGATTCAATAACTCTATGCCAAAAAAGAAAAAGGTTACAAAAAACGTTCGACAGAAGTCTCCCCGCAACACCGAAAAGAAACCGGCTAAGGTCCAAAAGGTTATTCAGCCAAAAGTTCCAATAAGACAAATTATTGAAACAGTTCCGTCTGAGGTAGTCGGAAAGATTAAAATCCCACGCAAGAGACGCAGCAAGAACGGAACCACCCGAATGTATTTTACTCAGGACACTGAGGACGCCATCATTGCGTACAACAAGGAAGAAAACTTAGATGTCCGTGAGCAGATTTTCCGTGAGCGAATCCATCACGCACTTCAAAAGCTGGTGGAGAATGTTTTTAACACATTCAAGTTCTCCTATTTTGAAACTGGTCCTCAAGATGTTCAGAAGGAATGCCTCACACATCTTGTCGCCAACATGCACAAGTTTGACCCCAACCGAACAAGCAAACTCGACCCCACCAAAAAGGCACGGGCGTTTGCCTATTTTTCCATCATTGCAAAACACTATCTTATTTTGTTGAACAACACCAACTACAAGAAATTCAACCAAAATGTGGAAATCAGCGAGGAACGTGATGAGCATACGGTGCAACTTCAGGCACATGACAAGTATTATGCTCAACAAGAGATGTCAGATTTCATCCGATTGATAGTTGAATTTTGGGAAAAGAACGTCAACAAAATCTTCACCAAACAAAGAGACCTTAACATTGCCAATGCGGTGGTTGAGTTATTCCGAAATTCAGATAGGATTGATGCATACAACAAGAAGGCACTGTATCTTTACATTCGTGAAATGGCCATGTGTAAGACGCAGCAGATTACCAAGGTCATAAACCGAATGAAACAGTATCACGACAACATCCAGCGTTCATATCAAGACGATGGTTACGTGAATACTGAACGTTACGCTACGGCGTAACCGTTAAAATAATTGATAGTAGGACGCTCAAAGTGGGCGTCCCGGTCTATTTATGTATGTATGGCAACCTTTGATTTCGATGTATATGATGGAAAAACCTTTCGTGATTTGTGCAAAGAGGTCGTAGATCGTTCACAAAGCAAGAAGGACCAGTTGGACACTCTCTTTTCAGACGTGCGTGGGCATATCAAGAACATAAATGATGCTCAAGTCTTTCTTCCTCGCATCAAAGAGTTGATGGATGTAGGTATCAAGAATGATGAGCAACTCATCAAACTCGCCGCAGTACTTCAACGACTTCAGTCTGCACAATTGGAAGCATCTGGTGGAGACTCTACCGGATTAACCGATGAAGAGAAGGAACAACTCATCGAAAGCGTCTCCAAGGCAAAACTTTCCGAGATAATCAAAGAAGTCTCTGCTCCCACCGTCCTTCCACCATCATCATCCGTTGTTTAACCTATGTCTTACTGGAAATCTACTACAAAAAATTCCCGAGAGTTAGACAGTTTTGGTCTGGCAACAACCAATACTTCCGGAAAAGGTTCCGCTCCAATAGAATTCTATGAGATGGAAATTGGGGTTGTGTTGGACATCGTACTGGATGATAAACACCCCATCCTCACAAAGGGAGACATTTTGCATCGGTATGTTGATGCTGACCGATGGCCGGGCGACTTGTTGGATAAAAAGGCAGACCCGAAGAAGGACATAGACTATACGTGGATTGGACGGGCGTTGGTGCGTCCCATGATTTCAGAAAAGGTGACGAGCAAGGATCAACTTCTGTGGGCATATCCGCTCGAAACCAACCTTTCAGAATATCCTCTTATCAACGAAACTGTAATTCTCACTACGTTCGGAGGAAAGCTTTACTACAGTCGCAAGGTCAACTGTCACAATTGGCCAAACAACAATCTTGATTTTTCCTCCAACGAATCGGTATCTGGACAAACAAACACCGAGTTATACACCAACACTCCATTTACTGGAAAGAAAGAATCCGTTCTCAAAGCTCCCACCACAGAAATTCTAAAAGACAACACCGGATATCATGGGTATGCGGGAAAATATTTCGTTGCAAACAACAAGATACGCACTGTAAAACGATTTGAGGGAGACTTGTTGATTGAAAGTCGTCATGGGCAGACGATTCATATGACTGCATATGATTCTCTGAGAGGCAATGACGTAGGAGACCCGAAGAACCGTGATTATAGAGACGGTGGGAACCCGATGATTTTGATTCGCAATCGTCAGAGAACACTTTTGAAGGAGGGGCAGACGCTTTCGTTGCAGCATAGTCCTAATCCAGCGACCATTCAAGGAACCAAATACGAAAAGAACGCCGGTGGATTTTTGGAAGAGAACATCAATCACGATGGGTCAACCATGCAAATAACCAGTGGTCAAACCGTAAGTGGATGGGTGACGACTTGTTATAAAAAGATGTTCGGCGTGGGTGAAGAAGTGTCCAAATTTGCTGGAAAGTCGGCATTTAAGTATCCAATTCTAAATGGAGACCAAATTGTTATCAACACGGACAGAATGGTATTGTCTGCCCGATATGCTGAAATGATGCAATTTTCAAAAAAGAGATTTGCCATCGTGACCGACAATGAATATACGGTGGATGCCCACCAACAGATAGTTTTGACCACAAATACCAAGACAGTCATCAATTCTCCTGCTATCTATTTGGGAGAGTATGACATGACAAACGAGCCAGCATTGCTAGGTCAAACGACGGTCAACTGGCTTTATGAACTTTGCAATTGGTTATTGGCACATACTCACTGGTATAAACACTCGCATGTGGATGCGGGAAAAGAGTCTCCGTCACAGACTCAGTTGCCAGTTCAAGTTCAACAATTGATTGCATTACGAGATAAACTACACACACTAATGAGCCGAAGAGTCTTCATGACTGGTGGAGGATTAGCACCGGGACAGAACGGTGGGTCCATACCCGAGGGAACGGAACCTATAAAAATAGGAATTGGTAATGGTTCTGGAGTACCGGGAGAGTGGAAAGGTAAGAGCTATCGGCCCGCATAAGGATATTTATATCTATGAAAAAGTCAGAACTCACACAACTCACACAGATAATTGAGCACATCGTAGCAAAAGAAGTGCGTAAACAACTTCCTGCAATCATTGCAGAGACGTTTCAGAACATGATGGGCAGACAGGTCGTATCCGAGCAAAGAAACGAGCCAGAACCCATTCAGGAGCAAGTGGAACCACAAGAACCACGGGTTGGGGAATCACCAACAGATTTCAAGGCGTCTTTAAGGGAATTGTTCGCCGGAACCCCTGTTATGAAGACTCCACCGGCATCAAATCAACCGAGACCAGTTCGGCAGTTTGCCAAAGACCCGATTCTTAACCAAATTTTGAACGAGACGACATCAGACCTGCGAGATAGGGAACGCTTGGTCGGTGCAGCCGCTTATGCGGGTGGATATTCCCCGGGGTTGACAATGGTACCGGGATTCAACCCAGATGCAGCATCGTCAATGCCAATGGAAGAGGAACCCACATTTGCAAGAAATATGCCGTCAATGGCACCGCCCGTGAACGCAGCACCAAGGTCAAGACCACAAGTGTTTCAAGAAGGAATGATTCCTTCAACTCCGATACCAGATGGAGTGCCAGCCGCAGTTAAAGGGGCGTTGACTCGCAATTACTCATCCATGATGAAGTTGATTGATAAGAAAAAGAAGGGTATAGCATAAGATGGCAATAGTTAAAAATACTCCGATCGGATTGAATTTGCCTATTCGTAGTGGACCTACGAGTGGGTATTTTGACCAGTCCACGGATACTTTTACGGCGTACCGGATGAATATCATCAACCTCATCCGAACCGCACCGGGAGAAAGACGCATGAATCCTACGTTTGGATGCCGTCTGTGGAACATTGTCTTTGAACCAAACGACGATTTTATTCCTGACAAGGTAGGTAAAGCGATTAGAGAGGATGTCGCACAGTGGATTCCGGGAGTGTCGGTCACATCCGTTGATGTTAAATACTTCGGAGATGACCAAACTTCCGACCTCCGAGATATTTATAAACTGTACATCGCTGTAAAGTTCACGGTTGATGCAATCAATCAAGAGGATGTCGTCGAAATTATTCTCGATACCAACAAAGTATAACTATGGCAACCACAATTCAGAAATCGTTTGCGCCAAATAGCAAAGAGATTCGCTATCTTAACCGTGATTTTTCACAGTTGCGTGAATCCCTGATCAATTTTGCCAAGACCTATTACCCAAATACCTACAAGGATTTTTCTGCCGCATCTCCCGGCATGATGTTCATGGAACAAGCGGCATATGTTGGTGACGTGTTGAGTTACTACACCGATTACGCTTTCAAAGAAGGGTTGATGCTAAGTGCTACGGAGCGTCGTAACATCATCAGTCTTGCTGCGTACCTCGGATACAAAGTAAAACCAAGTCGTGCCGCAGCAGGAGTAATCAATATCATGCAACTTTGTCCATCGGCAGATGATGGAAATGGAAACTATTATCCAGACACAAACTACATGTTGTTGGTCAAGGAGAATAGTCAATTTTCAAACAACGGGGGTTCGTACTACAATCTGATTCAGGGAGTTGATTTTACTGTCAGTTCGTCAGTGTCTCCGAGAATTGAGACCGTCTATTCTCGCAATCCAGATGGAACTCCTCAGTTTTTCCTGCTTGAGAAGCAAGGAAATATTGCGTCGGGACAAATCTACACCAAACAGGTGGTGGTATCTTCCCCATCAGCATTTTTTGAAATTCAACTCGAAGAGGATAACGTTCTTGGTATAGTTGACATGGTTGACTCCGACAACAATAAGTGGTATGAAGTTGACTACATTGCACAGGAAATGGTTCCTATTGCAATTCCAAATGATGCCGAGTACGAGGGGTCATTGCGTTACTATCGTGATTCAGTTCCATACATCTTGAAGTTCCTGAAGACTTCTCGTCGCTATGTTACTATGGTTGATGAGAATAACATCACCAAAATTCAATTCGGTGCGGGCGTCAACGGTGTGGATGATGAAATTGTCACATTCGATTCCAATCTGATTAACGTAGGGTTGACAAATTCAACAAACGTCAATGTTCCCCTTGACCCTAGCAACTTCCTGAAGAATGAAAACTACGGAATTGCTCCATTCAATACGACGTTAACGGTTCGCTATTTGGTTGGTGGAGGTTTGCAGAGCAACTGTCAGTCTGACGAAATCAGAACTGTAGTTCAAGCAGACTTTGATAATTCTTCTGAGGGGTTGTTGCCAGAGCAAGTTGATTTGCTCAATACGGTTAAGAATTCTTTGACCGTTACCAATCCATCTCCATGTGTTGGTGGTAAGGATTCAGAAACCGACGAAGAAATCAAGATGAATTCTATGGCGAATTTTGCTGCACAGAGCAGAACAGTGACGCAGAACGATTATCTGGTTCGGGTGTATAGTTTGCCATCAAAATTCGGGTCTATCGCCAAAGCACAAGTCATTTCAGATACGAACTTGGAAGTAGGTGTAAACAAGATTCTGGTCGGTGTGGTTGACCAGAATAACGTTGCCTCGGTCAGAAACATCAGCAACAGCAGCTATTTCCGAAAGATTGCCTATGACGCAACCAATCCATTTGCTATTAACGTATATCTTCTGTCTTTTGATGCAAACAAGAAGTTGGTAAGTCCAAACGAGGCATTGGTGTCAAATTTGATTACCCATCTGAAACAATCCAGAATGATAACGGATGGCGTTAACATCATTGATGGATACGTCATCAATATCGGAGTCAATTTCGTAATCACGGTGTATAAAGGATTCAACAAAAAGGATACGTTACTGTCTTGCATTCAAACGGTGCAGGATTTCTTTAACATTGACAACTGGAATTTTTCTCAACCTATCAATCTAAGTCAACTGAATCTTCAAATTGCCAAAGTAGATGGAGTTCAGTCAGTGATCGAGGTCACGATTTACAACAAGACTGCTTTAGATGGTGCATATTCACCAGTAGAGTATGACGTTGCTGCGGCAACAAAGAACGGAATCATTTATCCATCGGTTGATCCATCAATTTTTGAAGTCAAATATCCCGACTCTGACATAAAAGGATCAGTACTCTAATATGCATCATTTCATTTATCCATCTAAAGACACGTATGTAACCAACCGCTCGCAGTTGGAAGACAAAAACTTTGGCATTGATGAAATTCTTCAGGTCGGGACAAAGAACACTCCTGTTGAAACATCTAACCCAACCAAGGATTACATCTATACAGATGTCATTTTCAATGGTCAGGGAGTTTCGTATTTTACGGGCACTTTCTCGGGGTCGTTGCATGGCACAGTTGCATTTGCAAGTGGTAGTATTTCCGGAAGTGGATTGAGATTCAGTGCTTCATATTTTTCTGGAAGCGTAAATGGAACGGGATCGGTTGGCAGCGGAAGCTTTGGAGATCCTGCATCTGGAAGTGCAATCATAGGATACGTCACTGGGTCAATTATTTCTCCACTTGAATTTGGGAAATTTGTCGGACAGTTGACTGGTTCAGATGTATGTTTGACTGGAACTGGTTCTGGAACGGACACCCGCACTCAGCAGAACTGGACAACTACCGCTACACAATACGTTGACCGAGCATTCCTGAAGTTTGATTTGGTTGCTATTTCAGCATCTATCGCTGCCGGTGAAATTGCCAGCCCCAAGTTTGCAATCAAATTGAAGGTTTGTAATGAATACAATCTTCCAATCACATACATCATCTATGCTCTGCCAATCAGTCAGAGTTGGAATATGGGAGACGGATACATGTCCGACGAAGGTTCAGACACCGGCGTAAGTTGGCAGTATCGTGATAACAACTACGGAACTGAGTGGTTTTCGCAATCGGTTGACCCAATTCCACGTCCAGCAATTGATTTTATTCATAACCCGCTATTGATTACTGCCTCGTTTGCCTATGGTGGGGGAACGTGGTACACTTCTAGCTGGTGCTCACAGAGTTTCAGTTATCAATCAGCGGATATTGATATGGATGTGACGCCAATGGTTTTGGCGTGGTTGAGTGGAAGCATTCCAAATGAGGGATTGGTCCTAGTTTCTTCCGATGAACTTCAGGCAACTGGTTCGGGATTCACTCTAAAGTTTTACAGTCGTGATACTAACACGATTTTCTCCCCCTTCTTGGATGTTGCGTGGGATGATATTGTTCTCGCAGGTGGATTTGTCACGGGTAGCCAATCAACTGGTAGCGTAGTCATTTCAACTATCGCAGCGGGCATCTCCTCATCTGTTCAGAGTGGTTCTTCCTTTAACATTGCCGGTGGAGTCAGTGGCAGTTTCTCAGGAAGTGCTATAATCACTACTACCGCAAACTACATAACCGCCAGCAATCAAAACTTTGATTATGCTGCTCCCGGCGACCCAAATGAAAACTCACTTTGGTATGCCAACAATGGATATCACTATGATAGTTGGCAGTCTGCGTGGGATTTGGATCCATTTCATGGAGGATATTTGCCGAATACAGATATTCAGGTTAACCCTCCTGCTCCCGATTATGGAAGTTCTCCAATCTATCAGTTCACGGGAAGTTTCACTGGTTCGTTCAGCGGTTCCGTATCTACCGTTGGAACAATCTCTGGAAGCGGACTTTTCACGGCATCCTATTTCTCGGGTTCGGTTGATGGAATAGTCCAAGAAAGCAACAACGTAAGCATTTCTGGCAGTGTAAGCGGTAGCATTTCCGGCAGCGTAAGCGGTAGCGTTGGATTCCTCGGGGTCTATGTCGGTCAACTGACAAGCTCCTTGGTTTATCTCAACGGCACTGGTTCGGGATACTATCTTGACCCACTATTCTATGCGTTTAGTGGATTCACGAATGGACAAGGATTGACCGGAAATATCAGCGGCATCCCTGTGTTTGGAATGGTCAACGGATTTGTAACCATTTCTCAATCACTTGTAGCTGGTGCTTGCGGAAAATCATTTAGTGCTTCACTGGCAAAGGCAATTTTTACAAGTGGAGTATTTAGCGGAAGTTCCTTTGCTGCACTATATGTTGACCACAAATTTGAAAACGCCATCCTATCCGGATCGTGGACCGTGGCGGCGTTGTTGGGTGCTACGGTAAACATTCCACTGCCATCTACCATCGCCCCATATGCCTATGCATACGTCAGTGGATTGTATGTCAACGGAAAGGCACTTGGAATTTACACCATTTCTGGCTCCAATGGGTCTCCTACCACGGCAAGTGCTGGCGCAAACAGTGCAAGCTTTAACGGACAGTTCGTAGATGGAAATCTGTTGGGAGGGATTTTGAGTCTCCAATTGAGCGGAAGTATGTTTACTTCATCTTACACCTATACCTCCAGCGTAGAAATGTCCTCAAGTGTAATGACCGCATTGGATGCTGCAAGACCATTCACGGTGGTAGTTCAGAACCTTCTTCCTACCTATAAGGCGGGAGATATTGTTAAGGTAGGAGTATTTAGTCGCAAGCAATTCCCACTCAAAACTTTTGGAAAAACAACACAGCAAGCACAGTATCTCATCCCTGAGTACTTGCCAACATCGTCATACTACGCATTAAAGGATAATGAGACCGACGAAATAGTCATGAATTTTGATAGTTATACACAGATAGGTTGTCAGTATCCGGGCGGAAACTACTTCGTGATTGACACGACGAGTCTTCCACAGGACCGATACTATCGGGTGCTCATTCGTGTAGATGATGGTCAGTCAATTTACACGTTTGACTGCGGCAAGACATTCAAGTTGACGAGGTAATATGAGCGATTTTTCGCAAGACATTCAAAACTTTCAGCGATATGGAACCTACACTTACAAGTTTGATAGTGTTGGGAACATGACGTTCGACAGCTCCTCTGCCAACTTCAATCAAGTGTATTTGGCATTTCCACTTCAAAATGTTATCTACAACCCCGTCAAGGTCAAGAATATTTATAATACGGAATTTGAGGAGTTTATACCGGGCCCAGTCTCCGAGACGGAGCAGAGGGTGGACACCCTTCAACAACAGTTGGATGTTGTTCAGGAAGAGAACGTCACACTGAAAACACAGCTCGATTCGGTCATCTTGCAGAATGAGTCCAGTGGTTCGGTAGCAGATATTATGGCGACGAAGCAAGTTATTATCGAACTCCGAAAAGCAGTCGGACAGGGAAGAGTGGAGACTGATTTTTCCGATACATTCCCTTACACGCCAATAAGAAAACCAACAACATAATATGGAGTTTACGTCATATCAAATGGTGTCTAACAACACCGCAAGTCTGAATACAGGTTCGTATCTGAACCGAACGGAGTATTCCCTGTTTGTTAATGGGTTTGCATCAGATTTGTGGTATGGATTTTCCGAAAATGACGTGGTTGAGCTGGCGGTTTGGGACCGTGAAAACAATTTCATCGCATGGGATGTTCTGGAAGATTCCAAGAGTTACAGTGAAGTAACACTCTCGTATCTGAATGCGCTCGATTTCCCAATTACATATTCTTACTCGGAGTTGCAATCAAATCTCATTCTATACAAGAATGCCAAGATATTGGTGAACCCTACGGCAGAGTTGTCATCCTCAATGGGAATTCTTGATGGAAGTTACTTTCTTGCATACAATTTTACCCGAGAAATGGCTGGACGTTCAGACACCCCGCTCATCATCAAGGATATTTCCCCGTCCAGACGTGAGTTGAAACTGATTCCTCTGACGACTGTAAGTGCTTCCTACGAAGCATTTTGCAAAAAGAAGGTGTTAGTCAGAGACGTATCTCCTCTTTACTTGCAGGCAATTAAGGGATGTCCATACGGACAAATTTACAACAAAGTAAGTCCGTTGTATGAGAATCAGATTAACACGATCAAGTCAATCTTCTTCTTGAACACGGATGGGGCAATGGTAAACTTCCTACGAAATTTGTATGAAGACATTACCATCTACACAACCACTCCCGTTTCTACTCCATCCGGCCCGTCAAGCATCAGCGGAAGCGTGGTACGTATTCAAGGAATTCAGACGTATTTCAACAATTATCTGTTGTCTAACTCAGATAACATCGTTGATTTCCCGGACATGGATGCTCAGTTTGATGGATATGTTTCGGCGTCCATCGAAAGAAAATTCGCTCCGATTGGACAACATCCGCTTCCACAATACGTGCAAGCGAAAGCGTTTGTGTATGATTACTTCACGAAGTATTTCTACCAACCCATTTCAGACATCCTCCGCACGACGTATCGTGAAAAATACTTTGCCGACCTAAAGAACGCCATCAATCTGGGCGATAACCGACTTTTGCCGATTCTTCAGCACGGAGTCATGGACGAGAGACAGTCTCCAAATGAACCCCTGACCTTGTTAGTAAAGTTGCAATCTGAATTGCCGCCCGACCTTGCAATTCAATCCTCATGTTGGGTTTCCAACATATCACTTTCGCCATACGTGGTCAATGCGATTGTTAAGAATCCACAGGGCAACGTTATTCACAAGATTGGACCTCCAAACTTTTCCGTTCCAATTCCACACGTCAGTTTGACGAATACGAATCAGTCATATACTGCGACGGATTTGCAACACGATAATGAGACTGATCGTGAACTGACTGTTAGCAGAAATTTGACAGAGCTGAACGTGGATTATACGGATTTCCAAAATTTCGTAGTGTTTTCGTCGGCAGAGCTTCGTCTGAAAATCTTCAAGAACAAGATCATAAATGCTTCGGCATTGAGTTCATCCATAAGAACGTTGGACCAGCGAAATACTACGTTCATGTTGGCAAGTGGAAGCAGTTATCCATATTATACCCAAGAGTGGACATCTACTCAGGGAGAGATAAACGGCATCGTAAACTCTTTTGATGGATTTGAATCGTATCTGTACCGAAGCGGAGACTACGCATATGTCAATGGAAATTTCATAAGCTCAAGCTTTGTTGCTGAGATGGATGTTTCCGCAAGTGCATATGATAAGAATAACCGTGACAGTTTGATTAACAACTGTCCTTACCACATTCTTTCCGATTCCTTAAACGATGACTACATCATTTTCCTTTCGATGATTGGTCACTTCTTTGATGAAATCTACATCTACATCGCTAACATGCCTTCGGAAAGGCACGTCGGTTCGGGGGCAACAGAAGCATTTACTCGTCGCATTGTAGAATACATGCTTGAGACTTTTGGTTGGACGCTGGATGATTCGTTGGAACAGGCGAACATGCTGAACAACTACTTGACTTCTGAACAACAGGAGGGGTTGAATGGTATGTCTGCGGAAGACCGTCTCAAGGAAGTGAGAAATCGTATTCTCATCAACTTGCCACGCATTTTCAAGACTAAGGGAACCGAAGAGTCTGTCCGTGTCATTCTTGCTTGTTATGGCGTTCCGTCTTCGCTGTTGACTATTCGTGAATACGGTGGAGTCAACTATACAGATGAAAAGGCGTCATACACCACGTATGAGCGTTCCTTCATGTATCAGTGGGACACGTCTTCCAAGTACGACCATTTCAGAAACAATCTCACTACCAATTGTAACACGTTTCTCCTGAAGTTCTGCATCGGCGATGCGGACAGTTATGTTTATGGAAGAGAACAAAACATGTTGGGAGTGGTTGGGGGAGGCGTCACTGCAAATTCCCCATCTGGTTCGGGAGATTGGACCGTTGGATTTATTCGTGAACCAGGACCAAATCTCGGACGAGTGTACTTCCGAATTGGATATGATAACAATCCTCAGTTCAAAATTACCAGCTCAACATTCCCGCTCTTTGACGGAAGCATCTATAGCTTGATGCTTCGTCGTAATCTGGTTCCTACGGGATTTGAATACAATACAAACACAGATGCTATTCCAAGTATATTTGATTTGTATGTTCAGAAGAATGAGTTTGGAAACCAGACACTAAGACTTACTTCAAGTAAAGTCTCGTATGATTATGCAATCAATCATAGATTCTCGGTTGATTCATCTGGGTCTTACCTTATGCTCGGTGGTTGGTTTGCTGACCGAAACGGACAAGGATTTACCGGAGCAATGGACAAACTTCAGGTATGGTATGATGCCATTACCGATAGTAACTTTGAAGATTACGCCAACAGCATAAACGCCTACAGTTTTAGCGGGTCACGTCCCGCTCACCAATCTCTATTGTTCCGTATGCATACGGACTATCCATTTGACATGCGTCAAATTGCCCCGGGTGATGCCGTACCAAACAACTTCATAGGGTTGTCTGGACCATATAACGTATGGGTAGGACAGTGGAGAAATGCAAACCCATACTATGCAACAAACTCGATAAACAAGCAATTTGATTGTCTGACGCCAACGCCAACACAAATCAACAACATGGATTTGATGGCCAATTATGCGGCGTGGAGTGGTTCGCAAAAGTTGGTTTATGATACCGCCTCCTGCCGATACGTGTCACAATCTACATACCCGTGGCAATTCAAGGTAATTGATTATCCAAGCACTTGGGGAGTGTCCAAATATGGTCCAAACAAATTCAGAAATGAAAAGGTAAGGCATACATCCCAATCTATTGCTGCCCGATTTGACAACAAGGAGCGTTCTACGTATGTTCCTCGCAACAACACGGCACCAGATTCCAACCAAGTAGGATTCTTCGTTGACCCACAGGATTTCCGTAACAAAGATACGGTAAGATACTTTGGAAATTTCGATTTCATGGATGCAATCGGTGCGCCATTCAATCAGTATTCACAGAGTTATCAATCGCTCAATCTTTTCCGCAAAGAATACGCCTCATCACTTAATGAAGGCAGCGGAAGCAGAACTTTGTTCAATGAGTTAATCACACTCTACAAGCTATACTTCAACCGTTCCATATTTGAAGCAATCAGGAACGTTGTGCCCGCCCGTGCGAATGCACTTGTTGGAGTGTTGATAGAACCCTCCATTTTGGAGCGTCCGAAGTATCCAATTAAACCAATCGGAAGCGAAATGAACAGTGGTTCGGTGTGGTATGGTGAAGCGACTGCATCACATTATTTCCGTGACCCAAACACCAAGTTGTGTCGCCTTACAGAGTCGCTTCTCTATGCGGACTTCAACTTTAATACGAACTCCGTATCAAATTTCAACACCAATTCTATGCCCGAAAATAGAATTATTGATGTGAATTTGTCATATCTCAATTTGCCAAACAGAATGTACCCCGTCAACTATTTGATGGGTGGAACGTATATCGGGGATATGATGGACCCATATCAACTTGGGCACTTTGCTGGTGGAATCGTCGCCGATCCAAACATCATCCTTGCTCCGGTCACAGTGGTTCCAATAGCAAACTTCATTGCGGATGTTACGTCTGGAAATTACCCATTGACTGTAAACTTCTCCAACCTAAGTGTGGATGCCGATGGATATTCGTGGGACTTTGGAAATGGAACTGGTAGCGTAGAAGTTGCTCCTACCTATGTTTATAACATACCCGGCGTTTACACGGTTACGCTTACTGCCTTCCGTGGTGAATTGTTTGATGTAGATACTCAAGTGGGGTATATCACCGTCAATGCAATACCTGCGGTTTCATGTTTTAGTTCTGGAAGCTCACGCAGCGGAGTCGCTCCCGGTGGATTCCCAACTCAATACACCATCACTCTTGGATCTGCAACGGGTTCTATTCAGTTGAAATTCAATTCTTACAATGTTCCTGACAAATACATCGTTATTTATGAGGGTAACACCGTGATTAACACTGGATACCGTGGCGCATCATCGTATCAGGCAGCATTGAATACCGCACTTCTGTCGAGAGGATTGCCATCCGAAACCATTATAACCCCCGGTCATGGTACGGCAACGTTCCTCAAGACGGGTAGTTCTTCCACGGCAATTGTTCAAACGTGGTCGCCATTGACGGGAACGGGATGGAACTGGACTGCAAGTTGCCCGGGAGTCACACTATAATTTATGAACTACGGCGAAATATCATTTGACATGACGGTGGATCAACACGCAACGGGTTCACGTTCAGATTACCTGCTCAAGCGTTGGCGGAAGTTCACTATTTATGCAAAAAGCGGGTCTTACAATAGGACAGACAACCCGTTGGAAAATCTGTATTCCACGTCGTCGGTATATCTGTATGACTATGTAGTTGTCCGAAAAGATTGGTACAGCAGCATGGTTTACACGTCGTCATTTATTGATACGACTCCTGCGGATTATACGTCGGAAACGGGTTCAAACCAGTGGTTTCATAGAGAAAACACCTTCCGCAACAGTCCCAATGCAATCGTCAACAATTACCAATTGCAGTACAACCCAATTGCATCTGGAATCTTTCCGGCAAGACCAAGGTATGGTTATTCCCCACTATTTCCATCCTTCAATCCGCCGCCTATTTATACAGATCAAGGTGAATACTTTGAAATAGTGGGGAGTTACCCACTCAATCATTTTACGCATAAGCGTTCATTGTTCTCGTTGTTTAACATGACAACCTATGGTATGGAGGCGGGCGTAGTTACCTCTGGTTCGTACTTTAGATGTCAGCAAACTATCACGACAACCATCGGGGAAAATGGATTGGAAGATGGTTCGGCACCAGTTCAGTCAACACAAGTCGGAAATCTTAACCTGATCCAGAGCGATAACGTAATAAACAAATAAAAAAGGGTTGCTCGCTGATACTTATTAGATGAGAACCTTTTTATAAAGACATATGGCCACAATCGGCATCTATAGAATAAGAAACACCAAAAATGGAAAGTTCTATCTTGGTAGTTCGGATGACATTGTTCGTCGTTGGAAAGAAGGTCATAAAGCAAAGTTAGTTCGAGGAGTTCATGACAATCCTCATCTACAAAATGCTTGGAACAAATATGGCAAAGACTCATTTTTGGTGGAGGTTTTGCGAGAGTGTTCCAAAGAAGATTTATTGGTGGAAGAGCAAAAAGAGTTGGATGTATGGGTAGGGTGTCCTGAATGTTATAACATTAGGAAGGACGCAAAATGTATTGTTTTGCCGGGGAGTAATAGACCGGAGTGGGTAAAACAAAAAATATCACTTGCTCAAAAAGGGAAACCTCGGTGGACAGAAGAACAAAAGAAACAGATGTCTATTCAGAGAAAAGGTAGAAAGCATTCACCAGAAACCATAGAAAAATTTATTGGGCGAAAAAGCTCTCGTGAGAATATCAAGAAAGCACAACTGTTCAATGTCGGACGTGTTTATTCGGAAGAACACAAAGCAGCAATTTCCGTTGGAAAAATAATTTCTCACAGAGAAAAAATCGGAGCATAATATGGCATATATTGACAATCAAACCATAACTGTAGATGCGGTTTTGACCAAAAAAGGTCGTGAACTGCTTGCCAAGACTGGCAATCTGAACATCACGTCATTTGCTTTGGCAGACGACGAGATTGATTACACGCTTTACCAGCCAAACCACCCCAACGGAAGCGCATTCTACGACATCGCTCTACGTAACACCCCTGTCTTTGAACCATTGACTGATGAAACGCAGACGATGAAGTATAAACTCGTCACGTTGAACCAAGGTGTTACCGCCATTCCAGTCATCACGATTGCTCAAGACAAGATTCTCGTTACTCGTGACTACACTGGCGACATCATTATCAGTCCTTCCACAAACCCCGCTTACAACCTTCAGGCCGGTTACACAGCGATTTTGGGAAACAAGAATGTCGGAACTCTCATTGTTCAGCAAACGAACTCAATCAATGCGGTGTCCAATACTATCCCCACGTTCGCCGGGGACATCAACACCACAAGTGCTCAGGTTGTTGTCGGAAACACTTTCCGCTTTGTTCCAAACAGCAGTCTTGGAAAGACAACCACAACCAATTTAACCATTGTCGGAAATGAATCTGGTGGAAGTATCTCTATCGAGGTAACTGTTACCGTTCCTCCATCCAATGCCTAAGATGACCTATGATATTTAACACATTCAACCCAAATCAAGACATTGTAGCTGGACGCACCACTCGTATTGCAAGTGGATTCTGGCCAAGCGGAGTGACAAACTTCTCCCAAAGCTTTTTGGTTGATGACTTCTGGTCGCTAACTGGTTCCAATGGTAATCCATCGTATGGCACATCCGTATATGATGTCAAGAAGACGATGTATTATCTGAACATGTATCCCGGCGCAGCGGCGTTTGCAAACAACGACCCATACTTTTCCATTTCATATGGAAGTATTGCGGGCGACATTGGCAGCGGTTCTTTCAATACGGAATCGTCCAGTATTCAAGCATCCCCGGCCAAAGCGGTTTATACGCAATACAAGAATTTGTTGCTTGGTTCGGCAGATTTGGATGGACAGTTCACAATTCAGAGTGGAAGCACAACGGTTACAGCAACCGACATTTGGGTTCTCAATTTTTCCGCTTACAAGATGAAGGACAGAATTGATGAAGGACAATTTGAGTTGACTTTGAGCGGTTCATTGGGAACCAAGTTTACTGTCATTGACAACTCGTCTTACACCACTCAAACACAGGCAGTATATCAACTCATTGTTGGAACGCAAGCTGCGCCTCCTGCTACTCCGACCTATGAAGGTTTGGGATTGATTTATCCGTCTGATGGTATCGTAATTTTGAATGCTGGTTTAATCGCTGCGAAACTCGGTCTTTCGGGAAGCGGACCCGGCATTGGATATAGCGAAGGTGGTCCTGCTACAAACGGAGGTTGGTGGTACACTCCCGGCACAGCGACAACCGAATTCACATACAATCACAAGACTCTGGCAAAATCAATTGAACTGTGCGTAACCGAATCCATGAAGGTTCGTAAGAGCGAATACGTTCCCGCACGCCACTACTTTGTCAGAGTAATGAACCGTGATTTCAACTACAGTAACAATCCAACCTACGTTTATGATGGTACTGATGGAACTCATGCTAAAGGAACGATTTACAACTCCGACTTTATCAATGACCCAAAGACATACATTACGACAGTTGGATTGTACAACGATAGTAACGAACTCGTCGCCGTAGCAAAACTGAGCAGACCGGCAGTAAAGTCGTTCGACCAAGAATTGCTTATCAAAGTTCGCCTTGATTTCTAAGTTCAACGCTGAATGAATGATCAAGCACATAAATCATCAAAACCTCTTAACGACTCCCTTCGTTGCTGTTAAGCAATGGGAGTTATTTAGCGTTCAAAATGATGATGTAGTGTTGATTGAACCTCCGGATTCGTTGCCGGAATTTGCGGTAGCCCTAGACTACGTTGATTACAATAACGGAGTTCCTATCATCAACCGTGATTGTGATATTGCACTTGAGCAACAGGACTCAGATGTTATCTCATATCAAGAAGGTGCAACAGGGTCGGGAATCTTCTATCCCGACAGTGAACCAAAAAATTCCGATGGCACTTACAAGCGCATGGTCCATGTTCAGACCAAGGCAGCTTTTTATAACCTTCGCCGCAATCCTACTCAGATATTCGGAGTGGAATATATTGACTTCCCCCTTGGCAAGACCGATCGTGAATTATCAGATGTTTTCCGCCTATTCAGCATCCCCCGCCACTTTTTTGGGGATAAATTGGTCGAGAGTAGCATTCATTTTTATGACACATCATTGGATGATAATGTAGAAATTCATGATGATGGGTATCAAAACCTATTGGCGGGACCAAATTTATTCTCAAAAATTCAAGAAGTTCGTGGATTTAATAGTCCCGAGGCATTTACAAATATAATTATGCCGGGAACGGCTAGCTGTGATTGCCCTACGTATAACGGAACGGTATTCACGGCATCCGCACATGCCACATCATCCGTTAATGTAGGATTTTTGAGTGGTAGATTGGAATTGCCGCCGCCAACCGGAAGCGAATCCAGCAGAGAGTTGAGGGTGTCCTTCTTGTTTGGAAGTATAACCGATTATTTCATGACTGATGAGATTAGGGCTTCTACAGTCTCGTTCGGACCATCGGGAAGTACTCATATAGGAGCGGTTGAGACAAGCATTACAGAGTCGTTTGGAGAAAACTGGGTTACATTCGGACCTACGGGGTCAATGCAAAGTTTGGTGTATGAAGTGAGCGGAAGCGACCTTAACCAAGCAGAAATGAGCGTAACATTCCCCGACACAGGGTCGGGATTGAATAACATAGTTCTTCCAACAAGCGGAAGCGACCTTAACCAAGCAGAAATGAGCGTAACATTCCCCGACACGGGGTCGGGATTGAATAACATAGTTCTTCCAACAAGCGGAAGCGAAGCGATACAAGATTTGTCAGTAGGATTTGGATCAGGATTTATTGCAACATAAATCTTGACGTAAAAAACAGTCAACATTAGGAGAAAATATATGAATAACAAAAACAGTCCTCTTCATCAGACACTTGAGGGACGATACAAAGTCTCGGTAGTGTCGGGAGATGGAAAAACAGTCATTTGGGAACAACCCGAATGGAAAAAGAACTTGATTCTTAATAACGGCATGGACCTTATTGCTTCCACACCATATACGGCATGTTTTTATTATGCCGTGGGCGGGACAGGTACCAGAGTGAACAGCGTTCTCAGCGGAGATTCGCCATCTTCACAAGCGGGAACGACGGTGACACTAACACCGGGAACAACTATCACCAGCTTCACACAATCGCTGGGCGGTCATGCCCAACTATTGAGCGTCGGCGATGTCATAGCATACGACACATCCAGCGCAGTGACCGTTCAAACAGTGTCCAACACAACTTGTACGGTTGATATTTCTCAAACCGTTAGTCCTGCCGAAGGATTTACCATTTGGAAAACTTCTCAGACAGGATTGCACAATGCAGTTGAAACTGCGGGCGGTGACAATGGTTCATCAAAACCATCACCATCTGGGTCTTACTGGTTGAGTGGATTTTGTGGAAATTCGTTTTCGGGCAATACATATCATATGTATCGCACTTACGATTTCCGCCTAGAACCGTCACTTGTAAGTTACACCGAAATTGGCGTTGCATCTCAACATATACATGGGGTACTTCCGAGCACCACGTTTAGTCGTATTCTTTTGGGCGTTCCCGTATCAGTTGATGCCGGACAGCGTTTGCGTGTCGCTTATGCCTTGGATGTTAGGGTTCAGCCCACGGCATCTATCTTCCGCTCTGGTTCAACGGTTCCAATTATTACAAACTGGCCAGTTGCACCAACACCAAATCTAAACGCAACGGAATCATTACAGGGAACTTCGACGAACAGTCAGATCGAACTGGTCACTTCTACGGGTGGTGCTTCCAACAGTGGGCAGGGATTCCCCTTGGACCCAATGTCTAGTGGAACAAATTGCGCTGCTTGGATTTCGGAAAAAAGTGCTTCGCTATCTTCGTTTGGTAGTGCTACGGATAGAACCGGAACTTGGACTGGATTCACGTCAATTGGAATGACCAGAGCAGCATATGCAGGCACAGGCACATACTATGCTGACAAGACGGTAACATTTGGATTGACTCAGGCAAACAGTACCAATCTCAGAAGTATGGGATTTGGATACCTAACAACCAATGCACATCTCACCACACAGCAGTCGTATGTGTTGTTGTTCAACTACAGTCAGTCCAAGACGAACGTTCAAACACTTACGCTCTCGTGGCGTTGGAGTTGGGCAAGATCACTCAGTAACGGAGAGTAAGGTGGTCAATCTACATTGAGCCATGATAAAACAGATTGGCAAACATAATCTCTTGACTTCGCCCTTTGCGGCGGTGAAGGCATGGGAATTGTCCAATGTAGATAATGAAGATGCCGTTTTGCTAGAACCGCTGTCTCAGAGCCTTCTCATTCCAGATACATTAGTCGCTGTTGATTACATTGCGTATTCTCCTACATGTGTTCCTATTCTAAACACTGACTGTAATATAGCACTTGAGCAACAAGACTCTGATTTGGCCATCTTTGAAGAAGGTGTTAGCGGGAGTGGATTATTCACTCCCGCTGATGAGGCGCAAAACGACGATGGGACATACAAGCGACTTGTGTATGACCAGATGGGACGAGCATTCTATAATCTCTACCGAAATCCGTTGCAGATTTTCGGAATGGAGAATATAGATTTTCCGCTAAGTAAAACAGATAGATACCTCGCCGACCGATTCTTGTTGTTTTCCATTCCGAGGCGTATGATGGGGGATCGGTTGGTCGAGGGGTCTATTGAACTCTTTGATAATACTTTGGATGACCACGTTGAAATTCATGATGACGGGAATCAGAACCTATTGGCTGGGTCAAATCTGTTTTCCAAGATTCAGGAGATTCGTCATATTGAAAATGAGGTAGTGGTTCCAATTACATCCGGCCCGGCGGGTATTCCTACAATTACGGGAAGTCAGGGAACTACACTTTCCATTGAAAACATAAATTCTTTTGGATTGGACATCTCCGTTGTTGGTGAGTATGCTATAGTAGTTGGATTCAGCGGAACGGTTAGAACTTCCACAGACGGAATCAACTGGAATTCGGAAACATCCAACGCCAGTGGAAGACATCTAAGAGGAATCGCTTATAATAGTAGTTCGCTATATGTTGCGGTGGGACAGGCGGGCGTATGCATAACTTCGCCAGATGGTATGGCGTGGACCGCCCAGTCAAATACCGATGTATTTCCAAATTGGAATATGAACAGCATAGTTTATAATGGAACCAAATTCTATGCAATAACGGATACCGGAATTGTCAAGAGTTCTACCAATGGAGTAGCATGGGCAGTTGAATCCACGCTTCCAAGCGGTGTTGGAGCAAAACAGATTATCTGGGACGGAACCCAATTCTTAGTGGTAAATGGAAACCTTGCGGATTCCCTCGAAACTTCTCCGGATGGTATTACATGGACGGCACAGACCACAGGAACCAGTAATAATCTAACCGACATTGTTTATGCCGCAGGATTGTATATTACGGTTGGAGATGCTGGGGACATACTTTACTCGTCAGATTCAATTACGTGGAATGCTGCGGTCACTGGACCAGTGGTAGCCGGAGACTCCATTGCATCTATCGTATATGGAAATGGATACTGGGTATTGAATACCGACCACGGGGAACTGTGGTATTCTGTTGATGGCATCAATTGGTATCTGTGGCCATTCTGGGCGGAAGACGGAATACTCAGGACATTTTATTACACAAGATTGGAATTCCTTACTTCGGGAGATCCACTTGTACCAAGATAACACTCTAAAAAAAGATATGTATCTACAAGAATAATGAGTGCATTCAATACACAATCGCTAATAAATTGGGACTACGCCTTAGCGGATTACAATGGATTTTTATTAGAAAAATCCTCAAATTCGGGTTCTACGTGGACTTCCAGCTTATCCTGCTCGGCAGCAACTACTAGCTACGTTGATAATAACGTGACGTGGGGCGATACAAGGTGGTACAGAGTGTCTGCTCTTAATTCGGTTGGTTCTAGCACCCCAAGTGCATTGTTTGAGTTGTTTATACATAGTCCCGGCGTTGATACGCCGGTGCTTGCCGGTGCTCAGTATCTTTTTGAAACTCAATCCGCAATGTCGTGGACTTACAGTGGTTCTTCACAGGGCGGATGTGATTATTTTATTCTCGAACGTTCCATTGATTCTGGGTCTAGTTGGCCATATTCGGCATCTATAAATCCGACCAGTACAAGCTACAATGATTTCTCAGTCTCTTATGCAAGCAATTACTGGTATCGCATTAAAGCACATTGCACATTTGGTCTTTACGGACCATACAGCGATACTGCCAGCGTCTTCATTTTTTATCCACCGAGTTCGTGTGTTTCTCCCGACTTCGGACCATCGGTTCAGGCGGGATACATCGGATATGGTAGCGCATCATACTATGCCTACAACTATGGCGTTCGCCTGAACTTTACAAACAGTGTAATCAGTCAATCTGTATCTCTGTGGGCTCGTTCACAAGATTTTGATACTTATGTTACATTGGTCGATCCAGATGGAGGAGTTGTGGGAATTTCTCGAAACGGATTTACTCCAGATGGAGATTTTAACGGAGATGGAGATACCGCATTGTCAGCCATATTGACCAAGAGTGGGTCATATACCGTTGAAGTTGCGTCTCAAAACAACGGTCTTGGAAGGTATGCACTTTATGTGTCGCCCGGTCCAAAACTGGAAACTTCGTGGAGTGCTGCGGGTGAAACGGCAGACGTGGTTTACATTTCCTCTTCCAATTATATCGTAATTGGAGAATCGGGTCCAAACTTGGTGTTCTATGACATCACCAATCAAACGACCAACAAGATTGTTTATTCAAATGGAGTGCAAGGAGCTGCATATAGTCCAACACAAGACAAGGTGTACGCTTGGGTTTATTACCAAACTGCGGGAAAATACACTGCATCTATTGATGAATACGACAATACCGGCAGTTTTTTGCAGAGCAATTTCTTTTATAGAGACCCGATTTCTCAATCCTCCGTACCACCAACCATTGATTTTAATGGATACTTGTCGTATGACAGTTTCAATGATAGAATTCTGTTTGCGAGATATAACTACACTGCTGTAGCTAACATAACCATTTGGGATTGTGCTACGAGAACTGTTCTCGCTACTCTCAGTTCATCGGCATATCAGAATTTTTCCGGGTTTTGGATGTCTTGCTACTCTGCCGTCAATAACTCATACTATCTTGCTACACAAGGTATGAATCCAATGGTTAAGGTTGATGCCTCCAGCTTTGCTATGAGCAATACGGCGCAGAGCGCAAAAATAGTGGTGACTTACATTCCATCAAATGGCACGATGATGATTCGTGGTACTACTGATACACTGAAGATATATGACCCCGTGTCAGATACAATTGTGCATACTCAGACGGGAGTGCCGGGATTTGGTCTTTTTGAAGAGGGCGCAGATGACACCTGTACTGACAGCTATATCGCTGCGGTGGATGACCAGAACAATCCGAACAGTGCGGGTATTGTTGTAATAGACAAGAACACTTATGCCGAGAAGAATTTCCTTCAATTTACCAATGAAGACTCGGACCCTCCGAATGGAGCTGGTTGGTATCAATACAGCATCACATTCGTCCCGTCAAGCTCACGGGTGTATTCTGCAATGCAAGAATTTGATTTCAATACGGGGCGTCTTTACTCTATTGGAACATCTACGGCAACCGCTCCGGTACTTGCCCCCTTCACGGCGTCCAATTTCCCCTTCACGGCGTCCTGCATGACATATTCAGGAAGTTTTTTGATTACCTCTTCCAACCCCGGTCCTACCGACTGGATGGGACGTGCTTACCCAAGTTACATCACATCAACGGATGATTTGAATTTTAGAACGATGGTGGTTTCTGATAATGAGTATCTATTGGACGGAACGTTTCAACACAATCGTCACAACTGGTTCTTCAACTTTGATGGAACTGTGAGATACAATGACTACACCGAATCATACATTCATACTTGGCCAGGAAAAAATGCAGTATTTTGTGGAGGAAAATATTTCATGATGAGTGATGGTCTAAACCATCAAACGTTTTTGGATGAACCAATGACTGCATCTGCAATGTTGATGTTTGATAGAACTGGAAGTTTGTTATCCACAATTCCACTTACTTATGGAGGAATGGATTGGTCCACCGATGGAAAAAACGTATGGGTTTTTGAGCATGACGGCACGACTCTGTGGTTGGAACAATTGACCGGATCGGATGGCAGCATTTTGAATACGCAAAACATCTATGATGGTGGATTTATTGCCATGAATGTTTCTGCCACGGCATCTTTTAGCACCAGCATTGACAATGGTTATTATGGTGGAGCGATAGTGTCGTTTACCGATGGCAATACCAATTGGTCATTTGTTAACAATGCAATAAGCGGAAGCACGGAAAGTGGAAGTGGAGATTTGCTAACTGCCGTTCAGGATGGATTTTATGCTGGAAATGGATATTTTCTGTCAATGGCAGACGATGGAATAACGCCATATGGTGGATGGGCCGGGTCTATGGCATATTGTCAGTTGACCAATACCGTTTTCATTGGAGCATTTGGTGCAGCACCAGATTATCAACCCTTGATTTTGGAAACGGACTCCCATCTTAACGTTATTTATACATACGACTTGTCTGAATTTACGGGAAGTGTTTTTGCGGTGGATGACATCAAGTACAACCGAAAGAATCATACGTTGGAACTTCTCAATTATTGGAGTAATCCTGCGGGAGCGGTACTGGTACTTGACCCCATAGCGCATACTGTAGTTTGCGATATTTATCCCATTTCGGAGATTCCATTGGGAGCATCGGCAGGACGTTCGATTGCGGTTGAACCTTACAGTGGCGACCTTTATTGGCCACAACGATTTGACGGAGATGTCAACGCATACACAGGATCGGTTAAGAGGTATCATGTTTAAGAGCGCACAGCACGAATGAAGTTGATAAAAGACGGTCCATCGGACTAATTATACTAGGGTAACATATGTTTGTTCAAGTAAAAAATGAAAATTATGGGTATGCAGTCGCCACTTACGGTGATTACGTAGTGGTGTCGAATCCAGATTTTTTGCGTTTCAACGCTGCTACTGCCAGTGTGTATCACACTGGTTCAGTGGACTTTTTTCGTTATAATAAGAGCACTGACTCCCACGATTATGTAAATACCATTTACAACGTCGGATTTGAGGTCAATGTGATTTTGGAAACCGAACTCACTAACAGCACGGTTTACCAAATAAACACCGAAACAGGAAGCGTAGTGGGGCCACTGGCAGATCTTATTATTGATAAAGACCGATACACCGCCTCGGTGGATAACGCATTCGGCAAATCCATTGACATGTATGGAAAACTGTTGATTGTTGGTTCTCCATATGCTACACAAATTGTTATCACAAGTGCGAGTATCATCACCGCTTCAGGTGCGTCGGTTGACGTTCACGATTTCGGAAGAACCGAGTTTATTCCTCTAAGTCAGAGTAGTTTTGTATTCAGTTTCAACAATCCAGATATAGCCGTCACTTCTTCATTTGGATGGGGAGTAAGCATAAACAGTTCGTGGATTGCAATCGGGTCTCCTCATGTAAGTTCTTCCAAAGGAACGGTTTACATGTATCGCAACATCTCCACCGGAAGCAATTACAGTTGGAGTTTCTTCCAGAGAATTGAGCCATCTGGTTCGGTGGCGGATGCCCAATTTGGATGGGACTTGAAGCTCAATAAACAGAGCGGGTCTGTAAGTCAAAGCATGGTTGTTGGATGTGGAAATCAAGCCAATGGTCAAGCATATTATTTTGAATTTGTAAGTGGAAGTTGGACCCAGACATTTGAGTTTTTCCCAACGACTGATATTCTTCCACTGACGTTTGGAGGGTATGCACCCTATAACCCAACCATGAACATCACCAATGGATTTGGATACGCAGTATCCACATTTGATGAAGCGGTTGTGGTTGGAGCACCCCTAGACCGACTGGTGTATGAATTCAGCGGGTCATCGGTTTACGAACAGGGTTCGGTTTACGTATTTGAAAAGTGTAAGAATCTTCCCTATACAAAGTTTGATTTGGTTTTGAAGACTTACGGCACGGACTTGACCATGAAGAATAACCGCCTCGGGTATTCGGTGGACATATTTCAAAGCAATGCGGTTGTCGGAATTCCAAAAACAGACAACGAAACTTTGACCTCGTGTTATGTTGCTGCGACGATAGACCAACTCCATCAATGCACAAACAATTTGGAGAACACTCTCAATGGTCAGGCAATGCTTCTTCAAAAAAACACTTCCTCTCTCGATTGGGAAATCACCAACGTCTATCAAAAAAAGAAGAAGTATCTAAGTCCATATCGTGACTTTGGAAACGATGTATCTATTGCTGACAGGTCTATGGTTGTCGGCGCACCGATGATTCTGTCTAACGACATCCGTCAGATGGATATTTCCACTACACAAAGCAATAACATTTCCTTAGATGATATAATGGGCAAGGCATACATCTACAATCTCAAGAATCTGCGTGATGAGTTTCACGTCGGAAACGTTTTCTATAGAAACGGAAAGATTGTCATCATGACCTCTGGGTCTGTGTTTGACGGGTTGTTCTTCAATGCGGTGAATACGAGCACTTACGAATACGACCTGCAATTCAAGGGTCAACATACCATTTTTGAGAAGCAGGTTGTTTGCACAGTAAGCCCGGGCGAATTCAACGTCAGCACCAACCCTACGGCAGTGTACAAGCCAACCGCATCCCTTGACATCAACGGAAATGGAGAGTTTGATTTCCAAGATGCCGACATCATTCTTCGTTACATGCAGTACAAGAATACCTCGTTTTTGGGACAGCCGGTCTCGACCGATTGGAGTTCATCCATCGTAACGTCTGATGATGAAATCAGCTTCCTAAATTACCACCAAGATGCTAATACCTACAACAACGAATACACTTCATTCCTCGCCAGCGAAAGCATAGTGAGATGGGAGTTGGTTGATACATGGGTTCAAGACGTGTTGGATTTGAACGAGGATAACCGAATTGACATTCGAGACATGAACATTGTGTGGAAGTATTTCGCCAATCGTTTGACTCAGGAGAATTACGCAACTTACATCACTCCTTCCTGTAAGAAAAAACTCTTCAGTGATGTCATTGATTATCTAAACTTCGTGACTCAAAAGACTGCCACTGCACAAATCGTTCCAGAATTTTTTGATTACGAGCATTCGGTTGCATTGGATAAAACGGGGTCGTTTTTGGCTCCAATGGCAACAACCATTGGACTTTACAGTGGTTTGGACTTGGTTGGTGTCGCCAAACTAGGAACACCCATCAAGATTATTCCCGAGCTTCCAATCAATTTTGTTGTCAAAATGGATTACTAAACGATATTTATAACAAAGGACATAACATATGCCAACACCAGTAGATAGACCATCATTGACCAAGACCCTTGACCAACGCTATGCCACGCAACATGCGGGTGGAGCCTTTGAGGTTAAGCAGCGTCTTGGTGCTCCCGGAGCACCGCCAAACGCCAGAATGCCAGTTGACGGCAATGAAGTGTTCTACACCATTGACGACTTCAAGACCAAGGCAATCCAAGGTATTACTGAACTGAAGGATGCGCTCCAAGCAAATACTTCTCCGTCTCCAAAATCAGCGGAATTGTCATTGTATATTCGTGGTTTCAACAATCAGAAATACAAGCCGTAAATAACCAAAAAAGATTCTTTCGAAAAAAAGCTTCACTGCCCTATGTATTAGGAGTCAGTGAAGCTTTTTTCACTGTACTGTTACGAAAGGAAAAGTTTATGTCACTACAGCAAGTCAAAGTTTCGAGAGAAGAAGTTCTGAAAATTGTTCAAGAGAACAAGACCAAACACGATTTGGTTCTAACTGAGGCCATCGCCGGATACTGGTTGGATGCAGAAACTCATTTGAAAAAGAATGAGAAGGAACAGTTGGAACAAATCAACAAAAGTCATCGTGAAAAGCTCAAACAGCTTAGAAAAGCACGCAAAGAGGCGACCAAACTGCTAAAAGTCTATACGAAGAACGATTTGGATTTGGTCAAGGCCAAAGACAAGACCAAGCGGTTCAATTATTGGCAAGGGAAATATCCCGAAGACCACGGAGATGATTACACGGGAACAATTCGTCGTTTGGAGTTGTGCGTTGAATCTGAGGTTGAGTTGGATACCAATGAATTTGATGCCTACATCCGAAACAAGTGGCAATGGAGGGATTCGTTCCTCGGATCCAATACTTGCTATGTGACCTCATATCGGTCTTCGCCATATGCGGTCTCTGCGTCGTGGGCAACGTGCTCAGTGTCCGCATCATATGCTGGCACCGGGTCACTTGGAAAAATTGACTTCTAAGATTATGGTGCTAGGATTTGATGCATCAACAACGATTTGTGGGTGGGCGTTCTATGATGGAACGGTTATACTGGATGCTGGATTTGTAGATATTTCCGAGTGTCCGACAAACAAAGAAAAGGCGTTACGAATTATATCTCTCATGGACGCCCATCCACTGATTTCAAAGGTACTTCAAATCAACTTGGAGTCTGCTCTCTCCGGATTTATGATGGGGAGAACCAGTCAACAAGTCATCATCAAACTTGCCCGTTTCAATGCTGTCTTTGAATACATAGTTTCAGAACACTTCAAAATAGGGGTCCGTTTGATAAATGCTACCACTGCCCGCAAGGCTGTTTTTGGAAAGGCCAGAGTCAAAGGTATGACTGGCAAGGAATATGTTCGGCAGCAAATTGATGCTCGGTTTCCATATGTCCATTCTTTTGATAAAATGAACAAGCGGGGAACGTGGGATGCTCATAACGAAGACACATATGATGCAGTTGTTATAGCAATGGCGTGATATTTATTGGTGTATGAAGAACATCACGATAACGTGTGACCGCTGCGGGAAATCTGTGGAGGGAATCATTGACAAGTGTAAAACGACGGGAGCAATTGTCACTGGTGGTTATTATCTGGTTGCCGAGGGAAGTTGGAAAGAATTTGCCCGAGACACCGAAGAATATGTGTGCGACGATTGTATGCACACGGACCCAAAATACATGGAGATCTACAAGTGATTGAATGGAACAAAATAGTCACCAATGCAATTAGCGCATTGGTAGTTGCGGTATTTTTAGGAGCTTCCACCATTGTATGGAAAGGTGCGACATCGGTTGACGACAAGGTTCAGGGCACTCGCCGAGACATGACCCATTTGATCGATTCTCTGTCCGGCAAATTGGCGGGGTATGAAGTTCAATTAGAAAGTCTTTCAAATCAGTTATCCATCGTTATCTACAATCAATCCAACATAGTCAACACGGCGGTTGCACAATCAATGAGTGCTGCACAAGCTCGTTGGAGAGAAAGTCGTTCAAATCAATTGGCACTTACTACTCCTCCACTTTTAACTCCACTGGCAGTGCCGCCGACGAATCGCATTTCAGAACTCCTCATTCCACAGAAAGAAGTAACCGCCGAATCAATAGCGGTTCAAGCAGTTCAAAAAAAGGCATATACCCAAGACATTAAAGACTCGTTGAGTCGTCCTAAGACAGAATAAGTTTTATGAAATCGGGTTACTTGTACCTCATTACAAATGACGCATTCCCCAACTGGGTTAAAGTTGGAACAACTTTTGACTTGACTCAACGTCTTCATGTTTATCAAACCGGAGACCCTTTCCGCCGCTACCGCATCGTCTATTCCGTCCATCATCCCGACTTCCGCCAAGCGGAGAAAAACATCAAAGAGACCATGAAGCGGTTTGCCCATGATATTAAGGGGGAGTGGTATGAAATTGCCTTGCACATGGCAAAGAGTCGCTTGGAGGAGCAATTGGAAGAATATACAGAACGGGCATCGGAAACAAAACAATCATCCCTATGACAAAATACAATATCGACCTTTCCCATTGGAAGCTAACTCTTCCAGATTCTACGCCTCCCACAGAAATCTCCCCCGCTAACTTGGTGGGTGGGTGGACACATCCCGAATGGTTTACAAAGGGAAGTGACGGCGAACTCATATTTTCCACACCTACAAACGGAGGACACACGCTTGGGTCATCTTATCCAAGGACAGAACTGCGAGAGCTTATAGATGGGAAGTCAGACAGAGTAAACTGGAAACTGACCGGCACAAACATTCTTTCGGCAACGTGTGCCATAAACAAAGTCCCTCCTTCTAAAAAAGTAATCATTGGACAGATTCACGGGAAAGACGGAACCTCGCTTCCCCTATTTAAGATGGTTTATAATGCGGGCAAGTTAGTTGCTGAATTCAAGAAGTCTCCATCGGACAGTACAGATATAAAACTTGATTTTGGAAAGTACTCATTGAGCAAACAAATCAAGTATGAAATAAAGGTTGTAGATCTTACGGCAACAATCACCGTGAACGGCAAAAGTAAAACCGTTCAGTTAGTGCCTGAATGGAACCCCTGCACTTTTTATTTCAAGGCAGGATGCTATTGCATTGACAATGTGGGTTCAAAACAGGCAAAAGTGACATTTTACGAGTTGTCGGCGTCACATTAAAATAAGTTGAGTTTCCTCAAGAAGTCGAGTATTCTTGAGGCATGTTGGTGCAATCTCAGATTGTTGGGTTACTCAATGAATTGCTGAATCAGACTGCCCGTATGCGTAAGGGCGGTATGCAAGCGGTTTATTTCTGCCCCTGTTGTCATCACTACAAGCGCAAGTTGGAGATTAACCTAGAGACTGGACAGTGGCACTGTTGGACATGCAATATCAAGGGGTCTTTCCTTGGGTCATTTCTGACCAAAGTCAAAGCACCGAAGACTTATCGGGATCGTCTTCTTAAACTGACGGGAGACGTTCGGTTTACGATGCAGAGCAAGTATGTGGCATCAGCCGAGGTTGCCCTTCCCGGGGAATTCCACCCCCTCTCCCAACCCAAAACCTCGCCGGAATATAAGAACGCCATGATGTATCTGAAACGTCGTGGAATCATCCGTGAAGACATACTTAGATATAACATCGGTTATTGCGAGACTGGTCCATATGCATATCACATTATCGTTCCATCATACGATGCAAAAGGTAATCTGAATTTTTTCATGGGCAGACGCTATTACGAGAGTGAAGGAACAATTCCCCACAAAAAACCCGAAGTGTCAATGGACCTTGTTGGGTTTGAAATCTTTATCAACTACAACGAACCACTCAATCTCTGTGAAGGTGTATTCGATGCCATTGCCATCCGCAATAATGCCGTTCCTCTTTTTGGAAAATACCCATCAAAGAAACTACGAGAAAAGATGATTATCAACGGCACGAAGCGAGTTAACATCGTGTTGGATAGTGATGCTTTGAGAGATGCTGTGAAGAACTATTCACTCCTGATAAAAGACGTTCCAAACATTGAGGTTCACGTTGTTAAGTTGAACGGCAAAGATCCGTCATCGCTTGGGTTTGAGCGAGTCTCGGATCTGATTAACACGTCTAGGGAATTTGACTTTACCGATTTACTGAATTACGAACTAGGATTATGATAACTGTACTTGCCTCACCATTTCCAAAATACACCAATATTCTGCATGTCGCAGACATCCATATCCGTCTGAATAAGCGACATGATGAATACAAGGAGGTATTCGCCAACCTCTATGAAGAAGTTAAGCAAACGCCACCGGAGACCGTGGTAGCGTTGTTAGGCGACGTATTTCATAGCAAGTCGGATTTGAGTCCTGAGTGTATTCAAATGGCGACGGATTTGTTCAAGGCACTTGCTGACATTCGTCCACTGGTTCTCATTGCGGGCAACCACGACGCCACATTGTCAAATAAGAGTCGCTTGGATAGTTTGACTCCTCTGGTTGATTCTCTCAATCATCCCAACTTGTTTTATCTCAAGACCACGGGTCTGTATGGATTTGGAAACATTCTGTGGAACAACATGGGCGTGTTTGACGCCCCCGAACACTACATCGCAGGTAACACCATTCCTGACATTTACCGCAATCAGTATGAGCACGTCATCGCCATGTTCCACGGGGCGGTAGATAAGGCGGCGTTGGAGACGGGATATGCCATCAGCAACCCTGCTATTATGAACCCGTTATTTGACTACAACGATATTGCGTTGCTCGGGGACATACATAAGAAGCAAGATATGCAGGACTATGCGCCTGACGACCACAAACCATGCATACATTACGTCGGCAGCATGATTCAACAGAATCATGGTGAAGGTCTGCGTGGTCACGGATATTCATTGTGGGACTTGAAGACTCGCACTTACGAATTTTACGAACTCAGGAACGATTATGGATACTTTACGGTTGACGTGAATAAGGGACAGCTCACAACCGACTTAAAAGACCTTCCCAAGAAGGTGCGTCTTCGTCTCAAGTGTTACGACAGTATTGCGTCCGAAGTTAAGGCAGTCATTTCCAAAATAAAGGAATTGGCACTCGTCGTGGAAACTGCCTATGTCCGCATGGATCAAGAGCGAGACAAAAAAGACATCATTCCACTCTGTAAAGACATCGTTCTGACCGACCTGACGAACGTTGATTATCAGAATCGTCTCATCACTGAGTTCTTACAGAAGAAGGTTCTAATCACAGACCAATCCAAAATTGATGAGATTTTGAAAATCAATCGAAACACGAATTTGCTCATTAAGCGTGACGAATTTGCTCGCAATCTCAAGTGGAAACCCATCCGATTTGAGTTTGACAATATGTTCACGTATGGAGAGAACAACGTTGTGGATTTCACATCTATGGCGGGAGTGTATGGAATATTTGGACCGAACAAATCCGGTAAATCAAGCATTCTTTCAGCAATCATTTTCTGTCTGTTTGACAAATTTGATCGTGGGTTTAAGGGGGTTCACGTCATGAACGTGCAGAAGACCTCATTCAAATGCAAATTGGAGTTTGAAATTTCCGGCGTGCGCTACTTCATTGAACGCAAGGGTTCTACGACTCGTTCCGGCAATGTCAAGGTAGATGTGAAATTCTGGAAGATGGAGAATGGGGTGGAGGAAGAATTGCACGGCACGGCAAGACGTGACACCAACGATATTATCCGTGACTACATTGGAACATATGAGGATTTCATTCTCACAGCAGCATCATTCCAAAGTGCTAAGAATCTATCGTCATTCATTGACATGGGTAACAGCGAGAGAAAAGACCTCATGGTTCAATTCATTGGGTTAAACGTCTTTGACCGCCTACAGGAGTCGGCAGGAGAACGAAATAAGGAACTGAATGCCGTTCTAAAACTCCACAAAGACAAGAACTATCCACATGAAATTCAGCAGAACGACAGTGCGTTGGCACATGCCGTTTCTCTCTTCGATGAAAACCAGAAAGAAGTGGATAGTCTCAAGAAGCAGATTGCCGACGTTAATAACCAAATCATCTCGGAGACTGCCAACCTGATTCGTTTGGATGCAGAAGTTCCGACCAATCTTCCCGCCTTGGAAACCAAGAAGACATCTTCCGAAAATTCGGTTAAACAGAAGCGGCAGGCGTTGGAAGGATTTAAGACTCTGCTCTCCGAGAAAGAAAAGACGGTTGCAGACCTAAATGCACAAATCAAGAAGATTGAAGAGTCCAATTTGGTTGAGAGTCACAAAACTTACAAGTCTCTTTCGGATAAAATTAACGAAGTCAAGCAGAAGATGGATCTTAAGAAGGTTGAGATTAAGGGTAAGTTGGAAAAGGTCGCTCGTCTGGATAAACATGAGTATGACCCGAATTGCAAATTTTGCACCAACAATGATTTCGTCAAAGATGCGAGTAAAGCAAAGAAACAGTTGTCCGACGATAAAAAGGAAGCGGACAAAATGTTGGAGCATCTGGATAATCTTAGGAGTGAACTCGCCAAGTTCGTTTGGGTTGAACAGGTGTATGAAACCTATACCAAGGCACTGACAGACCGAAGCAAGGTCAAGGATGAAGCGGCAGTTTTGAGCCGCAACATCATTGTCACGACGAATGAGTTAGAAAAGTTGGACACGGTTCTTAAAGAAGCAACCCACCAAATTGAACTGTATCATCGCAACGAAGCGTCAGTAATGATGAATGAAAGAGTACAGGCGAAAATCGGAACATATCGCAATACTCTCACTCGCTTAGACGTGGAGTTTCAACGTCAGAATCGCTTGTTGATGGATATTTCTGGAAAGCGGGAACTTTTCCGCAGCACCATCGAAACCTTGACCAAAACCATGAAGGAGGTTGCGGAGTTGGAAAATGAATCAGACTCTTATCAGCACTACATGCTGGCGGTGGGGCGTGATGGTATTCCCTATCAAGTTATCTGCAATACTGTGCCAGAGATTGAGAAGGAAGTGAACTCCATCCTAAGTCAAGTGGTGGATTACACCATTCAGTTTGAGACGGATGGTAAGAACATCATCCCCTACGTCGTTTATGAGTATGGTCGTTGGCCAATTGAGTTGACATCGGGATATGAGCGGTTTGTTGCGTCTATTGCCATTCGTGTCGCTCTCACAAACATATCCAATCTCCCCAAAACGACCTTCTTGGCGATTGATGAGGGATTTGGAACACTTGACCCCGACAATCTGGCGTCCATGTACACGCTCTTCTCCTTTTTGAAGAATAATTTTGACTTCGTATTGGTGATTTCTCACCTTGATGCCCTCAAGGATGCTGTGGACAAACAGATAGAGATCAAGCGGGAAGGCAACTTCAGTAAGGTTATTTTTGAGTGATGTCTATATGTATTCAGGGGCAGTGTGCCCTTGAATACTTATGGCTCAATTGTTGTCCAGTTTCGGAAAAAAGGGTGTCAATCTAGGACTTTTAGTCCTTAAACCCGACATCGAAGATACCAGTTACCTATCAAAATACTTCGTTATTGCCGAGTTCAACCCTGTCTTTACAGGTGGAAAAAACCCAGTGGCATTCAACGGGTCATCCCTCCTAAAGGCCGGAACTGAAATTCAAGTTGAGTGTCTCGACTCCAATGGCAATTCTCTCTACATAGAGCGTCCTGACAGCAATGTATCCTATTCTGACGTAGCAAACTTCTTAATATCCATCGGCGTTTACGAGGAGACTTACAACGGTGCCGGAAAACTTATCTTATTGGGAACCACGGTCAAGGGGGAAACTGTCCGTTGGATTGGAAACATCGCAATTGATAAGACGTTGCAAAATACCTCCAAGGTTAGATTCTATAATAAACCGACGATTGAATCTCGTGGTCTGTTGTATCCAATCGTAACAAACAACACCGCCGACCTATTGACCAAGACCGTCAATTTTTACGGAAACTTCTACTCGCTTGCAGTAACCCCCAAGAAGGATGTCAACCGAAAGTCGATCAACCCAAAGAAAGCGGATATTGACTATCGTATCATTTTGAATATTCCCGACTCTCAGGCGGGACCAACCTTGTTTCCAACCAAGTCTTTCAATACTCAGATGGAGGGACAATCCATCACCGTTACAAGCACCACGCTTCAAGTTCCATATTCTTATGTCACCAAAGATACGAGGCAGACTGCTTCGTTCACAATAAAAAACATTCTGGACAGCAAAACGATGCAGGTTAGTGATCCATTTTTCTACACTGTAGGAAAGGACCAGTTTGTTACGAATGTCAACGAAGGAACATTTACTTCGTCTTACACATGGACTGCATACAATACTGCGTCGGACGACTATCTGAAATTTGTTGACGTATCAACCGGGGCAACCACATACATCAAGCAGTCATATGCCGAAGTAGTTTATAGAAACATAAGACCCTTTTCTGGATTCGTTGCTCGCCACAAACTTTATAGAAAGAGTTTGGTTTACCCCGGAGATTTCCAACTTATAGCAGACGAACCTCTCAATGCATTGGAATTGCTGACAGATCCAATCACCAATAACAAGACGTATGCTTTGATGGGGTCTTTTTACAATCAGTCACATATTCAAAGATATTGGTTTACCAGTTCGGTCTTCATGGCGGTTTCGCATTCTGTAAAACCGTATATTGATGCAATGAAGATTTCGACCAGTCAATATTCGCAGATGGATGGAACGCAATATGTCATTGTAAAGGCAGATTCAATCAACACGGTCAACGACAGGATTTACTATCCATATGATAGCGAATCATTTAATAGAATATCTGGTTCGGCATACAACTCAAATTTCATTTCTCTAAAGGCGGGAGCGTTGTACGTTTTGTCTGCGAATGTGGTCATGGAAAAAACCAAAACAACGCATGACGCCAAGATCGATTTTTACTTCACTAGCTCAAGTCCACGAATAAACATAGAAAAAGATTACATCAGTCCGTATGGATTGAAGCTGGGTACGGTTGCCACAAACGAAAATACTACCATAAAAGTGTTTTCAGACAAACAGTACCTATATTTCACGCCGAACTCAGACTATTATGGAACTATGGTAATTGTGCCGTTCCACTGTAGCGTAACTCTTTCGGAGTTGTCATTAAAGGTTTACAGCGATTATGGATTTTCTCCTGATCTTTTGTTTACAAAAATACCGTTCAAAGTAAACGTCGCCAATGAACCTTTTCAATTGAAGGCAGAGTTGTATGATATCAACTCTACTTTGGTGTATTCCAACCTGTCAACGATTCAGACGTTTGACCCCAACGGAGAGAGTCTGTATGCGTTCAATGGAAATGGACTTTCAGACCCAACCCTACTTACCTTCGTATCTGGAAGTTTGACTATTTCTCAGAGCTTGTATATTCCAAACATTGGGAGTTGCCCGGTTCTTGGAACCCGACTCTTGGGTTGGAAGTTCCCCACACATTTTCCTCCCAATCCAGCATTGGGCGACGGCGCAGTGTGTTACACAAACGTCTCTGATTTGAGTAATGTTGAAGATGACTACGTAAATTTGACCACAACACAGGGAACAATCAGCACAACCAAAACTGCTAGGTCAATTGCAGTTAAATATACTGGAAGTGCCGTGGCGGATGGACTTCTTACAGGACCGTTTGGAAAAAGAATTTGGATAAACCCCGCCGGAACAAAAACCGTCTTTTCTTAACATTTTATACCATTGGTATTGATATGTAGATATGGTAACAAGGATATACAGTTATGAAACGTGGAGTAAACAAGAGCAATATTGACATTTTGAAGGACTACGTAGCGGGCGTTCGTCCTTTTGTACAAGTTGGTTACACAGGTAACGAAAAAAAGTATCGTCGCAATGGTGATAAGTGGAAAGACTCCGATGGAGTGGAATGGGAAATGAGGGGCGGAAGAACTATCCGAATAACCAAGACCCAAGGCGACATGATCCGTGAGTTGATTACCCAAAAATGCAAGTGTGGGCAAGTCATAAAATGGGGAAGTAAGTTGGATCAGAAATTTTTCAATCGCACAGGGTTGTGTGCCAACTGTCTCATTGATTACGAGACCAAACTCCGAATAGTTGGAGCATATCCAGATTACGAGAACTACAAATTGATTTCTTACGAGCTTGGCGAAATCCTCGATATCACAAACCGATTGGAGGAAGTAATCAAGTTTTTCTCCCGAGATTCGGGCGATGTCACGATGCTCTGTAACTCGGAAGGTTTCCTTGAACGATGGAAGCACAATAATCCTGAAGAGATTTTGATAGGAGCAAAGCGAGACTTGAAGCTCGCAAAGAAGCGGGTAGCGTTCCTTAAAAAGTCAAAAGCAGTAGCCAAGAAAAATTATTTGGCAAGTGCTCGCAAGTTCAAATTGGAAACGTATGTCTGATAAACCGCAGATTTCATATCAAGAAATAATCCGCCAAGAGTTCGCCAAGTGTGCTGCCTCTCCGGTATATTTCATGAAGCACTATGTCAAGATTAAACATCCAATTCGTGGAATGGTGCTGTTTGACCTTTACAAGTTTCAAGAAGAGACTCTAACCTCATTTCACGATTTTCGATTCAACATCATCCTCAAGTCTCGTCAGATGGGCATATCAACACTGGTCGCTGCATATTCGCTGTGGTTGATGACATTCAACAAGGATAAGAACATTCTTCTAATCTCGTTGAGACAAGATGATGCCAAAGACGTTGTTACCAAGGTTAGAGACGCCCAACAGGAACTTCCCACATGGCTCAAAGTGCAATGCATTGAAGATAACCGCTTATCTTTGAAGTTCTCAAATGGGTCTCAAATCAAGGCGGCATCTACGACGAAGAAATCAGGTGTAGGTCAAGCACTATCCCTTCTTATTATTGACGAAGCTGCCCTTATTGATGAGGCATCTGAATTGTGGACTTCCGCTTCTCCTACGTTGTCAACTGGTGGTAACGCAATCATCCTCTCAACTCCTCGTGGTGTTGGTAACTGGTTTCATCAAATGTGGCAAGGGGCGGAAGAAAACAACGACGGGAAGGTTGGTAAAAACGGATTCCATCCGATTACCCTCCCGTGGCAGTTGCACCCCGAGCGTAATGAAGAGTGGAGACGGGTTGAGGGAGAGAAGCAAGGCAATCCCAAGAAAGCAGCACAAGAATTTGATTGTAACTTCCTTGCCTCCGGTGACAACGTGGTGGATCTTGCCATTGTAGAGTTCTACAAGAAGAACCGCCAGAAAGACCCGGTGGACATCCGTGGAGCAGATAGGGGACTGTGGATTTGGCACTATCCAGACTACTCCCACTCATACCTTGTATGCGCCGACGTTGCCCGTGGTGATGGCGCAGACTTCTCCGCTGCTCATGTGATTGATATTACAGGCGAGACGCCAATTCAATGCGCCGAATATAAGGGAAACCTTGGAACCAAGGACTATGGAAATTTCCTCGTAGCACTCGCCACCGAATATAATAATGCTCTCTTGATTGTTGAGCGTGAAAACGTAGGTTGGGCAACTCTTCAAGCCATCATTGATCGTGAGTATAAAAACACTTTTTATAGTTCCACCGACTTGAAATATGTGGACGTTCAGCGTCAACTGACAAATCGCTATGACTCGGAAGAAAAGAAATTGGTTCCGGGATTCAGCACGAATATAAAAACACGTCCACTGGTTATCAACAACATAGAGATGTATTTCCGAAGTCAGGCAGTTGACATTTATTCCAAGAGAACACTAGCAGAATTGGACACTTTCATTTGGAAGAATGGAAAGGCGCAGGCAATGGATTCTTACAACGATGACTTGGTTATGGCGCTGGGAATCGGACTATGGGTTAGAGACACCGCTCTACGCCTTCGCCAAGAAGGAATGGACCTAACCCGGGCTTCACTTGGACAGATGCATATGACACGTCCTGTTGACACAAGTCCCGTTTACAAGCAAAATGCTGCCATCGCTGGGAAAAAATCGTGGGAGATGCAGACGGGCCGCCAAGGTAGGGGTAATCAGGGAACCGAAGATATTCGCTGGCTTCTGGGGTAATTCTCTATATTTATAGCAGGGGAATTGTTCTCCATACACATACACACAAAGACAGAAGGATAAAATATGCCCAATCCAATACTAAAACCATTTGACGACGAAGTACTAGACGTTAAGAAACAGTCTCTATATGCGAGACTGAAGAGACTCTTTTCTACTGACGTTATCGTTCGCAATGTCGGTGGTAAGCAGCTTAAAATCAAAGATACTGATAGCATCATGTATGCTACAGACAGAAATAGTCTTCGTGACCGTTTCAATCGTATCCGTTCTACAGCCTACAATGCTTACACCCGTGACTTCGCACTTTCTTACCAAGCAGCACGCATGGACTTGTTCCGTGACTATGATACGATGGACATGGATCCAATCATTTCATCTGCCTTGGACATTTACGCTGACGAATGTCTTACCTACAATGAAATGGGTAAGATGTTGACGGTTCATTCTACCAACAACAATGTAAAGCAGATTCTTGAGAACCTCTTTACAGATATTCTGAACATTCAATTTAACATGTGGTCGTGGACTCGAAACATGTGTAAATACGGTGACTTCTATTTGAAGTTGTATGTCACACCAGAATACGGTGTTTACATGGTAGAGCCAATTTCGGCATACAATGTTGAACGTATTGAAAACGCCGATCCTTACAACAAACGCTACGTCAAGTTCCAACTTCGTCCTACCGATACAGCACAAGCAGAAATCCTTGAAAATTATGAGATGGCACACTTCCGTCTCATGTCTGATAGCAATTTCCTGCCGTATGGTAAGGGTATGATCGAGGGTGCTCGCCGTGTGTGGAAGCAGCTTTCATTGATGGAAGATGCTATGTTGATTCACCGTATCATGCGTGCTCCTGAGAAGCGCATTTTCTATACCGATATCGGAAACATTCCTCCTGCTGAAGTTGATAACTACATGCAGAAGATGATGGATAAGATGAAGAAAGTTCCATACATGGACGAACAGACGGGTGAATACAATCTCCGTTTCAACCTACAGAACATGGTGGAAGACTATTACATCCCGGTTCGTGGTGGTGATAGTGGAACAAAAATTGACACTCTTGGCGGCATGGAGTGGACCGGAACCGAAGATATTGAATATCTTCGTAACAAGCTGATGTCAGCTTTGAAGATTCCAAAAGCATTTCTAGGATACGAAGAAGGTATTTCGGGTAAAGCAACCCTTGCATCAGAAGACGTGCGCTTCGCCCGAACAATTCAACGTATCCAACGTATTCTTTGCTCAGAATTGACCAAAATTGCAATCGTGCATTTGTATGCCCAAGGGTATCGTGACGAAAGCTTGGTTGATTTTGAGCTTGAACTTACCAACCCATCTACCATCTTCGAGAAGGAAAAGATTGAGATCTGGTCTGACAAGGTTGCAGTCGCAACCGATATGGTGGAAAACAAGTTCTTCTCGTTCAACTGGATTTACAAGAACATCTTCAACATGTCTGAGGATGACATCAAAATCGTTAAAGACGAGGTTGTGGAAGATGCCAAGCAGCGTTATCGCTTTACTTCAATTGAGGAGGATGGTGATGACCCGGCGAAACCGTTCAAGAAAATTGGCGGCAAGGGCGGTAAAGATTCTGAAGATGGCGGCGGATCCAGTAGCGGCGGCGGTGGTGGATTGGATGATTTGGGAGATTTGGACGACCTAGACCTTGGCGATGACGAGGGTGGGGATGGTGGAGAGGGTGGCGACAAGGGCGGGCCCGGAGATAAAGACTTGGATGGTTCTCCAGAGGACTTGGTTAAAGAAACCAAAGTCGTAGATAATCGTGACCGAAGTGACCGAGACACCAGTGAACGTGATCAAAGCGGAGAACATAAGTCTGATGTAAGACGTGAAGACCCATTGGGCAGGCATCAGATGCACGATAATCCAAATAAAAACAGCGAAGGAAAGAAGAAAAGTGCCATCAGTCATAATTATGAAGGTGGTTCTCCATTAAGATTGAGAGAGCAGACGACGAAACAACAACCCAAGAAGGTAGATGCGGCTCTGTTTAGTAGCTTATCTGGGTTTATGGGAAAGACCCAAAAAGAAACGACCAAAGAATTGATTAAAGAAAGTCACTCACCAAATAGTTCGTCGCTAATGGACGAGCAAAATATACGAGAATAACAAACACGTACATGAATATTAACTTAGAGTTTCCAATTCTGAGAACATATTTATAATTAAGTTGAAGAGTGAAGTCTAATACTATGCAGAAAAGAATGCGCCATTCAAAGTTCAGAAATACCGGCATTCTGTTCGAGCTCCTGACAAAACAGGTGACGGCAGATATTATTGCGGGCAAAGAAGAGTCCGTAGCCAAAGATCTACTCTACAAGTATTTCCGTGAAAACACCGAGCTCGCAAGTGAGCGTCAGCTGTATAGTACCCTACTCAACGAAAAGATTAAGGATGAGACTCACGCAGAACGATTTTTTAATGTGATTGTTGAAGCTCGCAAGAAACTTAACAACAAGAAACTTACCCAACTCAAGTTCGATCTAATCAAAGAAGTAAAAGATGCTTATCCAATTGAAGAAATGTTGAAAGCACCCGTGAGGAACTACCGAGTATTGGCTTCTATCTATAAAGTTTTCGAAGATGTTGTATCCTCGGAATGTAAATTTGATGTCAACGAAGTGTATCAGGCTAAAAACTGCATAGTTGAGCACTTAATTGACAAACCAAAAGCAATGCATTCTGAAGACGATCTCATCAACTACTATCAGACTCAGACTGAGGATATACGTCTTCTTACTTACAAACTTTTGTGTGAAAAACTCAACGAGAAATACGACAGTGTTCTTGATGACGAACAAAAGTCGGTTTTGCGTGAATACATCTGCAATGTTGCCAACACGAATAATTTTGATGTATTTGTTAAGGAACGAGTTTTGGAGATTAAGAAATCTCTTACAGAAATAGTCGCCAAGATTAAAGATTCGGACGTGATGCGAATCAAAATCCGTGAAGTTGTCAATCAATTGGATAAGATCAACCCCGGCAAAATCGTCAAGGACAATCACGTCATGGTATTGATGCTCTCCTACGAATTGCTGAAAGAAGTCAAAAAGCAATCAGAGGCAAAGCATGAAAATAAATCTTAAAGTTCTACAAAAACTGGCTCCTACCTATGGAGTAAATCCTTCCTCCGCCGTTGCTGGTCTGGCTGAAACGCTGGCTCTCTGCGAAAAGGCACCCGCCAAATACGAACCCATTGTAACCGGAGCTGGATACGAATGGAGTGACGAAACAAACTGCTATTTGCTTGATGACCAAAGAATGTATTTCTTTGCTCCAAAAAAGATTTTCATTTGGGTTTGGGGCGGGGC